TTATGATTAAGTTCTCCAAGAAGATCAGACTCGTCCTCAGTCATGGAATCATTGTCATGTATCTGAACGACAACTCCGTGGTCCATGACCGCCTTAAATACTGCGGTGCTAAGTGGTGGTTCTTCTTTACGACTTACATACTTTCTTACCTTAGCAACAGTCTCGTCTGTTATCCAATACCAATCATTGCTACCGCCTTCTAAGGCGGTAACAAAGATGTTCTCTAATATCTCTCTAGATATTTCTTTTTCAATAGTAATTTTCATGTTAGATTTTGTTTAAGTTTAAATTAAATGCTGCGTTGTCTAGTTGTTCCCATATCACACTATATGACATGTCATTTGTAAATGCATCAGATAGCACTTTCATGGCCTCCTCATCAGTACATTCATATCCCATCTTGACGTCATCAATACACCAAAGGTTGTCAGTGTAATAACCCTTCTCCTTTAGGTAGATGATAGCTTTACTGATGTCGTTAATCTCCTCAAGTGGATGAGGTTCTTGCTGAAAGTTTATATTTAGCACTGCCTTGAATACTTCGTGGCAGTGCATTTGTAAACATTGAAAGGTTCCATACAGATGTTTGTCAAATGGATACTCACTCATGTTGAGTGGCGTATGGTTGACCATCTGAATTGTTTTTTGTCCGCACTTAGGACAGCACAGAATGTTGCTCATGTTTTTTCTTTTTAAATGTGATTAAATACTTTTTGTTAAACTTACTTGGATAGCATATACCACAAGACTTTTGTGCCTTAGACATTCGGTGCTTGTATGATACGTGCCCATTAGGACACTCGCCTACCCAATTACCTTTGATGCTTGCGTCATTGGAGCACCGCTGACCATTGCATCCAATCTCCAGTGCCTTGCTTCTCCACACGTCATCGTGTCCATGTCCACACCCAACGAGTGCATGTGCAATCTCATGCAATATCGTATTTCTAACCTTATCGTCCTTCCTGATTTGTGTCAGTGGCGATGACAAAGATATAATTCTCTTTGAGTGCATGCAGCATCCGTAACGCTTTTTTGCTTTGTCAAATTTGAATTTCCAACCTTTGCCGATGAGCCCATGTTGCTTCATCAGCTTTAGTGCTAATTGCTCTGCTTCGTTTAGAATCATTTGATTTGTTTAGATTTTAATTAATGGTATTTTTTCGTAGTGAACAACTACTGAAAATGGAAATAGTTTTTTGATATTAGCAACGTATTCGTCATTAACGTAGAATATGTCTGAGCCTTCTGCTCTTTCTTCTTGAACCATTTCGTTCATTACAGATTCAATAGCTGCTCTGTTAATGTCAGTCAGTAAATAGAAGTTGCTTTCTTTGTCTGATGTTGTATTGATTTCAAAAATGTTCATTGATTAATTTTTAGACATTACAAAAATAAGTGCACCGAGTGCTCCGAGTATGAGTGATATTACCATAACGTAGTAGTGTAGCTGTGACGCTAACCTCTGCCACTTCATTGTCTCATCTTGTTTCATCTGAATGATGGCAGCTATCCTGTCTGCATCAGACATGCTTTCGAGCTCTTCGTATGAGTAGAAGATTCTGCTTTTAATAATTTGATCTCTAACTCCTTCTCTTTGGAGTAATTCTTCTTGTGTTAATTGTTCTGTTGTCATGTTGATTGTTTTAAAAGTTTATATTTATATTTACGATGATTTCTAATTGTTGCTGCCCATTCTTCCCCACCTTTGTAATACACAGCACTTCCACCACGATTTCTCCTGTTCTCCAAGTCCTTTACTTTTTTCTCAGGACAGGTAACGAACTGAACGAGGCGTCTACTTACATTGAATATCGAAGCTAGTTTCCTCTGCGAATATCCTAAGTTATGTAGGCTTATCAATCTCTCTCGTTGACATGGTAGCAGTTTTGTTCTGCGGTCAAAGAAAGGGCAATCAATTTTTACTTTATCCGTTTTGTATGGCATTGAGATATTTTATAATTAACGTGTCATAATTCTCCGGGTTGAATAAGTAATTGTACGCATTTATCATGTAGCGTTCCCAACCGCCATCAGCCGCCACGATGATAGTATTACTTTCCAACCACATCATAAAGTCAATCAAGTCCATCGCTTTATTCTCCGTGTTGAAAACAAATTTACTAAACTCGCTTTGAGGATACTCCTCCATATGCCTGAGCATGTCTCTGATTTCTTTTTGTTGCATCATTTTTAAAGTATTTATTTGTTAATAATATAGTTATAATTCTTGACTGCCAAATGCAACTGAGGTACACTTGTTGCAGTCTTATAAGTGAGCGTAGAAGGCAGGCTTCGGTTCGCTTTGTTAATCCATATCCTAAAAACATTTTTAAAATGTTTACACCGCCCTACCTCTTGGGGCGGTGTCCTTTTATACATAACTATGCAGTATATTCCTGAAGCCTTTGTGTACATTTCTCCTGTAAGCATCAGTAACTACGTTATCCTCATGTAGTTTGTTCATGGCTTGTGTACTGCAATATCTCTTCTCAATCATACGCAGTGGTGCCTCAAATGTCTTGCCTTGTACCATAAGTGTTATCATCTCAGCATGCGTCCTTATGTCAGTATTGTCAAAGTAGCCATTTTGACGTGCGTCAATGTGAGCATTTGCTATCTCTCTAATCTTAGGTTTTATTCTCATTTGAAATAGTTTTTAATGTTTTGCATCTCAGATATGTATTCACTCATGTCGTCAGCGTCATAGTAGTATGTCTGCTCAACCCAATCAAAGAAAGCTGATTGTTGTGTGTCAGATAACTCATTGAATAGTGTCTTTGCCTGCTCATGTTGACCATTTGTTTTGCTGTCGATGATGTACTCAAAATAATCTTCTATGATTGTCATCTCAAGCATAGCGAGTGTTGCCTTGTTTACCATGGTATATAGTTTTAATTGTTAAAAGTTTTGTCCCACTCAGTAGGTGTTATTCCCGATAGAATAAACTCCCTTTCCGATGCGGACAGATTATTAAAAATGTTTTGAACATACTCTCCGGTTTCTCTTCTTATTTCAAACCTATCGAGTTGCTCTTTTGTTACGTTTAAGTTCATTGTGTGTGTCACACCTGTTAACTGACTTGTTCTTGTTACTTGCATTTGTTTTTATTTGTGATGATTAAATTTCCGTTTGATTCAAATAGTTCTTTTGTTGACTCATCTCCATTATCTTCGGGCTGCAAGTCTTCGCTTGTTTCGTAGTTATACTCAAAGTCATAGCATAGTCCATGAGTGTCTCCGTTTTTAAATATGTCCATCATTATCTCGTCTGCTTTTTCTTTTGACTCTGCTACTATTGTGTATCTATCTCTTCCCCAAATTGTGTACTTCTTGTCGATGTAGTAATTGAACTCTATTTCTTTTGTCATTTTAATTTTATTTAATTGTTTACCATAAATTGTTATCTGAATACCATCCCTCACACGTCTTGCATAAGCCGTATTCCGTAACTGCGTCCTCTCTCCAACAGTCTTTGCAATAGGTGTCTACCACGCACGTCTTTTTAATTTCTTCCTCTTCCCAAAATATACTTGTTTGCTTGGGCGCCCCCCAATCCCAAAATCGATTTGTGTTTGCATACTTGCCATATTTAGAATACGGAGCAGCCGGTGCAGCATAACGTGGTTTGTATCGGTGCGTGTACGTGTCGGTACAATAGCGGATGATAGTTTGGCACATCTCTAAGCAAGACAGGACGTCAATCACGTCAACATACTCTTGAGGCGAATGAGGATTGTAATAGCCACACGATATGTTAGCCACACTTACCTCTATCTGATTTTCTTTCAGTGCCATCACGTCCGTCATCATACCCTTACCAAACTTGTACCCATAGCTTGATATGATTGGGAGCACGTCATCCTGAAAGCATTTGCTACTCAGCTCGACTCCACTTGCATCAGTAATGAAGTCACTGTTGCCACGCCTATCGCACTGCAATACAAAGCGGCAGTCGTCAAAGAATTTCATCTGTGCACCATAACTACCCATGCACCCTACCTCCTCGTCTCTGAAGAACGCGACCTTCATGTCATCAAACTCCCTGAGACATTCAAGTGCAATGAAGATACCGACCTTGTCATCGCCACCGATACCGACCTGCTCCATGTTAATTCGATCGAAGCCTGTAATCATACCATTGAACTCCAATGGGAACAAGTCATCAGTGATGTCATGCACCGTGTCCATGTGTGCTACCATACACGGATATGTTGGTGCATTACCCTTAGTGATATACAGATTGCCGTCATCTATGAACATGACGGTGTTGGGTATCTGCTTTACTTGGCGTACTATGTACGCAAACATTCTGAATTGGTCGTGGCTGACCGATTGGATACTAAGTACCTCTTTTAGTTTCTCTGTCATGTGTTTTGTTTTTTTTATAATTAGTCTACGCTTGTTATGTCATCCTTGTGAAATACATCTCCGTCAGGAGTTGTTACTGCATCCTCACGAAGTAAGTAATCGTCATGATGGTCGCACCATATAACGTCATCGCCTAAATGATACTCTCCTGTCCACTGAGAATACTTGACATCGTCATACTCTGTATGGTAGTAGTCTCCGTTAATCTCTACTATGTTATCGTCATCTGCCCTATAGTGAGCACCTCTGCTCTCTAAGTATATCAAGTTGCCGTCATCCTCATGGTAGTAGTTGCTGTCGGTATCACAATACACTGCTAACTCGTAGTGGATACTCTCTCCTGCATACCTGCCCCTCTCGATGTACCTGAGGTCGTCATTATGATACCTTGCTCCAGTCGCTGCACATGCCTCATAGTCACCGCCATCTCTCGTGCCTCCGGTTTGACAATACTCGTATACAATACCTGAGAAAGAGTTGTCGTTACATAGAAAGCCTTCTCCACCATACGTGAACGTGTCGATGTATGGGTAGTAGTCAAACTCAGTAGGGGTGGCAATCTTGTATGCTTTCCTGAATACATTGCCGTCCTTCACATATCTGTCCTTGTCCCGATACGACTTGTACTCTACCTTACGGATAAACTCATTGGTCTCTGCATACTCGAGGAACATGTCGTAGTAGTGCTCCTTAGCCACATACACCCTGTCCATGAGCACACCATCCTCAGTAGTCCACAATAGTGCCCGACCTGCTAAGTGCCCCTCGTTGTTCATCATGGTAAGAATACGAAGATGAGGACAATAGGCATAGATTTTTAAGTAATCCTCATCCCCATTCATACATGAATCATTGAGACCTGCACGCCCTTGCTCCCTATCCATACAATAGATTTCGGGTATGTCCTTGTTAGGTCTGATGACAAACTCTTTGCACTCAGCGTCACACGCTGCCTTGTACTGATTGACAAAGGACGTGAACTCAACATCCTTGAATAGCTTGACGGCACGAGGCGTGAGTATCTTCTTGATAATCTTACCGGCTGTGCCGTTCTGCCTACCGTCACGAGCCCACCGACCATCGTCAGTAATTTTGCGCTCCTTACCTTTAGGCAAGTAACTGATTGTGCCGTCATCACGAAGTGTGAGATAGTTGACCTCATCCGTTTTGACCATGAGTCGATACGAATTGTAACCCCATCCCTCATAGTAGATGGCTCGCATAATAAACTGTGCGACCTTGTTGTCGCTGTCATTCAGGAACTTCCTGAAACTGCTTGATACGTGTAGCATTTGATTTGATTTTGGTTATGAATGATATGATGTGCACTCGAGTGCACTTTTAGTTGATTGTTTTTAAGTATTTCATATTGGTATCGTAAATCCGAGCATCGCCAGCACCCAATTCATCCATCACATCATACATTTCTTCCTCGCTCGGTTCTCTGTCAAAGTATTTGTGACCGACTTCATCCCACCCGTAGAAGTCGTTACTGTTGCCTTCATAAAATACAACCTTCCACTTGATGTAGTCGTGTTCGCCCAACTCCATTATTTCCGACAGCTTCGTTGCCAACTCATCGTGAGTAAGCTCATTTGAGAATACCTTACCACAGTTATCCTTCAATGCCATCAACTTAATAGTTGAGTCGCATTCTTTGAGTGAAACATTCCACCCGTTTTTGAATTTTAGTTCCATGTTTGTTGGTTTTAATTAATGATGTAATGGTTGTAGTCTATGTCTTTTGGGTAGTACCCATCCATTGTAAGTACGGGTTCTTTGTAGTGTACGGCATATATGACATCGTCAACTCTATACACATACAAGTCGTAGTCTATATATAGTGTTTCATCTGCTAAGTATTGATAGCTGTCGTCATTATCTTCTAACTTGAAACCTTTTTGACATTGGCTTACCCAATAGTGATACTCTTTACTTTTCATGTTAATTATGTTTCATGCCACTGCATACGCCGTAGCCTTTGCGTGTTGATAATCTGATTATGTTGTCTGCTACATTCTTGTCCACTACCTGTATCGTGTTGCCTGTCTTGTGGTTGGTAATTGGTACTCCACCGACACGCTGAACACTTGAGCAGTTGACACAATGTTTGTATCCATACTTTGTAAGTCGTAGCAACGGCATTGCATTGCCACATTTTATGCATGTTGTCATTTTGTGATTTGGTTTAAGATGTCAAGTAATGCACCTAAGCATACCACATATAGGAACACAAAGGCGATTGATACGATAATTGTCATTTTTTTTTGGTTTGATTGGTAATTAAAAAGTGCACCCGAGTGCACTATTTGTATCCGACTTTGCCCCATGTGTCAGGGCATCCGTTGCGTGTCATACGGCATGATGACAGTCCGAGGACTGCCAATGCTACGATGTAGATTACAATTAGTTTGATTGTGTACGTTAGTTTGTCCATGTGTTTTGTTTTATACTCTGAAAAATTGATTAGTTAAAAATCCAAATTCTACTTGCTCGAAGCCGTCTGCATGTGGACATAGCCACATCAACGCATCGTCAATCATATCTTGGTCTATCTTGTCTTTGTTAAACCAATCCTTGAGGTACACTTTGCCCTCATTGAGCCTATCCCACATGATGCCGTCCATGAGTGGATAGTCACAATTGTTTTGATAATACGATGTCAGATACCTTTCGCTAGCGTCCTCTGTTTTATGTATTGACGCTATTCCGCCATCTTCGACAAGTATAGTTATGTCGTTTGGCGTTATCTCCTGTATTGAATACATTGCCTTAATCATTCTCCACCTCCTTTTTCTTTAACTCCACCTCCCACAAGTGGCACGATATTGCACAGAATACAAGACAACTGACAATTAAGAAGATTGCCACATACGGAGGTAGTTTCATGTTGTAAAATACCCACATTGCACCCACTGAACACATTGCGTAAAACGCTGACAGAATACCTAAAATGTACTTTTTCATAACTGTTGATTTAATTTGATTAGCACGACACTGGGAGTCGAACCCAAAGTGCACCCGAGTGCACTCGTACCACTACTGCCGTAACCATAACACACAAACTCAAACTCCTCATTATATATTTTGACCACATTGACCACATTGACCACATGAGCCGAGGTATGATAGTTTTTTGAAAAAAAATAGGGGGCGAACCCCCTATGATTATTTAATATCCAATCCTTTCAGATACTTTATAGCTTCTTTAATATCTTCAGTAGTAACCCCCGAATTTATCTTAATATCAATACCTTTCTTTGCAGTCGTAAATTTGGACGGTTTTTCTGTCTCACTTTTTTCGGTAGGTTTTTCGGCGGTTGTATTCATATCCTTGTCGACTTTTCGTAAATTATCCAATTCGGTTAAACTATGATTTTTGTTATTAGACATATAGTCGCTAATGATTTGACTGTCTAAACTACCTACACGAATTAATTTCGCGGTTTGCGATTTTTCTGTCCCGAACATTTGCGAAAAATATTCGTACTTGTCTTTAAAATTTACATTCAACTTTTGTAATTCGTCTTTTGTGCTTTGAAGCTTAAAGTTTTCCGATGCTTGAAAATACAAATTTGCTCGTTGCAATTGAATACTGAATTCCTTTCCATTCAATTGACTAATTTGTTTAACTAATAGCACTTTTGTAAGCGTTACGCTTGTCTCGATTTTTGTGATGTTGTTTTGCATGTTGTTTAAATTTATAAATGATTAAAAAAAATTACTTTGTTAATTTGTGCACTCGAGTGCACTTTTTTGTTTTTTTCATTAAAGTACATAGTACTCCCAATGAAATTTTTACCTTTCTTTAATTTATTGCCGTATGTCAAAAAACTACATTACTTGCCTGTTCGGCTAGGATGCCGTTACTCACTGTATCAACTAATAGAATACAAATCTACGAATAATTTTTTTATAAAACAAATATAATTATAACTTTTTTTAGGCTACTTTTAATATGTAATATGTTGACAATCAACAAGTTAGTTCATATTACAAAAAACTATATATGCAACATTGTTGCAAATTAGTATTAAGTACCTTCGTTTATTCGTTGCCGTTAGTAGTGGGAGGTTGCCCATCGTATACACGTTGCCGTTAGTTATTCATAATTGAATTTGCGTATATGCTTTGCCGTTAGTACCATGCGTTAATTATCTCGATATGTAATTAATTGCAATATGTGAAAAATCATAATGTATTAATGGTTACTATATATGATTAGTTACTATATATGATTAATACTAATATGAAAAACGCCAAAATAACGGGGAGGCGTAGACGAAGTAGCACCCCCACCCCTCAAAATAAAATCGACTTCGGGATCGGCCAGGTCAACGTCAAATGGGGGTATAACCCAAATACTACTACCATCTAAACCTTCAGAATAATTTACTAAATTTGTATCAACTAAATTTTTTAATATGAGAAAGCCGTTAGATTTATCAAACAGCATCTACCAACAAAAGAATGCAGGCCCCGGTTTAACCATGGAATGCGGTATGATGATTAACAACAGACCCAACAGCAGAACAGGAATACAGAAAGCTGTAGAGGTAAAAAACGTCATGAAGAGGTCAGAAAAGGTGTCAATTATGGCTGAAGCTGTATCATTAGGCAACATGTCTAAGGGGGATAGCTGTATGGGATAGTTGTAAATTATCACCAAATTTGTACTTTTGTTTTACGAAAAACGGGGGACCTTTCTAGGTTCCCTTCTTTTATGTTTATATTCGACACTACTATGAGACTATTTATACCGATTATATTTATCTAACTTATTGATTTTTAATACTAATGTCAAAAATGTCAATTTTAAAGAGAAACTGTAGTCATAAAAAAAAGAAGAAGAAGAATAAATATATAGAGAGAGTAGGGAAGCAAGAAATTGACATTCCGTCATTAGAGACCTTTTTAGGTCTCTAATAGACATCCAAATTTATTTGTTTGTTAAATCATCTTCTCTATCTTTGTGGCATAAATCAAATTGAATCAAATGAACGGATACTCTCCAAAAGACTTGCAGTTTGGCGCAACAGGTAGACAGAAACTCATCAGCGGTGTAATGAAAATGTCACGAGCTGTTAAAAGTACACTAGGCCCTTCGGGTAATACTGTCTTGATTGAATCTCCTGAACATACTCATGGCATTACGGTAACTAAGGACGGTGTAACCGTAGCTAAGTCTGTGGACTTGATTGATCCGGTGGAGAACCTAGCGGTAAGAATGATGAAGGAGGCGGCGGACAAGACTGCTACCGCAGCAGGTGACGGAACGACTACGGCAATTGTCTTGACAGAGGCACTTGTTCTAGGTGGTCTTGAGAAGATAACGGACAGCCATAACCGAACTGAGGTTCTGAGACACTTGGTGGAGATGAGTAACAAGGTAGTGGAGAAGTTGAAAGCTAAGAGCAAGAAAGTAAATACAAAGATGTTGTCTGATGTGGCGACCATATCAGCGAATAACGATAGAAGCATTGGGCAGATAATTGCGGAGGTGTACAAGGACGTAGGCAAGACCGGTATTGTTACGGTGGAGAAGAGTCAGAGTCATGACACGTATGCGGAGACGACTATGGGGTTAAAGTTTGACAGGGGGTATCTTAGTCCTATGTTCATCAACGACCAAAAGAAAGACGAGTGTGTTTTTGAGGATGTGATGATTTTCGTAGCTGACATGGAGATAGCCAACATCCTTCAGATTGAGAACGTACTAAAACCAATTATTACTGAGGGCAAGAAATTACTTATCATCTCCCCATGTAATCCTAACGTGATAAACACGCTAGCGGCAAATGTGGTGAAGGGTAATTTGAAAGTGTGTGCTGTTGCTCCTCCAAACTTTGGATACAAGCAGCATGAACTGATGCATGACATAGCGATTAGTGTCGGTGCGACATACTACAGCGAGAAAACAGGTGACGATCTAAGTCATATAAATTTCGGAGACCTAGGCCATGCGGCAAAGGTTATTGTTAGCAAGGACAAGACTGTTATCCTAAAGTCTGACGTAAGAGCAAAAAAGGAGACAATTGACGAGAGAGTTAAGCAGTTGTGGGACGCGCATGCTGCTGCTACTCGTAAGAACGATAAAGACTTCCTGTTGGAGCGTATTGCTTCCTTAACAGGCGGTATAGGAGTAATTTTCGTAGGGGGAAATACCGACCTTGAGCAGAAAGAGCTATACGACAGAGTCGATGACGCTGTCTGTGCAGTTCGTTCTGCTTTAGAGGAAGGCATCCTTCCGGGTGCAGGCAAGGCACTCGTTGAGGTAATCAGCGAGATTAAAGTTTCTGACTTCACAACTGCTGAGGAATCGGTGGCTGCGAGCATACTTCGTGACGCATTGCAAGCCCCTCTGACGCAGATATTGGAGAATGCAGGGTTATGTGTCACAAACATCTATAATGGGCAGGAAGAGGCTGGATTTGGCTATAACTTGAAAACAGGAGAGAAGGGCGACCTTATCAAGATGGGTGTTATTGACCCATTGAAGGTTACGAGAAGTGCGCTTCAGAACGCAGTCAGCGTAGCAGTTACAATCCTAAGCACTAATGCAATCATTACAATGGCAAGAACGTATGAGTCAGACGCTAAGTAAAATACTAAACGCATATCCCGAGACTGAGTTCGTGAGAGCAGATGGGTTCAACGAGGCAGTAATAGGGGTAGAACTTGACGAGGGTAGGCTCATCTATTCAGTAAGCAAGTGCATTGACGTCTTGGTGTATGTAGACGGTATGCCATTCGAGGATGCCATCGAGCACTTTGAGGACAACGTAAGAACAGCATTTGATGGAATTGAGAACGGACCAATATGGGCAAATACCGATTTTTAATATGAAACCAATAGGCAAATACATCGTAATAAAGACCATTGACGAAGAGGTTAAGACTCAGTCAGGTTTGATTCTTTCAGGAGAAGACACCAATCAGTTACGCTACAAGCGAGCCATCGTTCATAAACCGGGCACTGACGTGACGGTTATCAACGAAGGGGATGAGATATACTATGACAAGGCTCATGGGTACACCATGATAATTGGCGATGAGCAGTTTAGCATTATTCGGGAGTCAGACGTTGTCGTTGTCTTAAATCCCTAATCTCTTTATTCATTTCTATAATCATATTCTTATACACCTTGTCGGAGTACTTTACATTTCTGTGGAACATGGGGTTTCCATTCATTGTTGATGGGATTTCTTCTCCGCTAAGTTTCTTGTATATCGAATCAATCATACGAGTCCCCTTGTAGGACAGCTCATAGATAGCGCATGTACGTCCAACACCTTTTCTAAAAACTGAGATCCAATCATTCTGTCTCATGCGTTCAAATCTATTCACATCCCAACTTAGAATATTGTTAAACTTTAGGAAGTCTGTCTTCTTGAAATATCCTTCTGAATATAGAAAGAGTAGCATGTCTAGGTCGGCCTGACCAATCCCATACTTTGATTTGATAAATTGCCTGATGACTTTCCAATATTTCAGGTAGTCGTTCTTCCGTGATTTCATTTGATTAAATTTATTATCTTTGTTTTGTAAAGATAAAATAAATAATTATGGGACGAGCATTAGTTAACAAAGGTGGAGTGCAAAAGATTACATCTCCTGATGGAAGAGGAATTGTAAATCGTGGCGCACCGCAATCAATAATGACACCAAATATAGCACCTGTTCCAAGTAGAGGCATTGTTAATAAAAATTCAATGAGGCCTGACACTCCACTTGCTGCAACACCTGAGCCTAAAATAATTATCTAACAATTAGAAATAAAAATTATGGGACGCGATTATCCATTATCAACAACACCAAACTTAAGCCCGGTTTCTTCAGGTCCATCATTTCTTGGTCTTGGAAATAAAGAAAAAAGAATGGAAAGAAAAGAAAACAGACAAGCTAATAGAGCAGAAAGACAAAGCAATAGAGAGGTTAGGCAATCGAATAGAGGACCTCGTTGCACTAAAAGAGGATGTCCGGGTCAAGGATCAGGAATGGGATTCGGTGGATATAATTAGTTTTCAATAACAATTAAAAATAAAAACAATGGCAACTTCAAAAAAAGCAACACCAAATTTACCTGCATCTTCAAGATTACAACCACCAAGCGGCGGCGGCGGAAGTCTTAGTGGCAAGATTAAAGAAGTAGGTGGAATGAAAAAAGGTGGAACAACTAAGAAAGTAATGGCTATGGCTTCTAAAGGAGGCAAGATGGCTAAGAAAGGTTATTAATTTTTAAAACAAATTACAATGGCAAAGAAAACAGCTATCGAAACAACTGATGAGCAAATAGATGTTCCTGTTGTTGAGACTGAGAAAAAAGAAGAGGTAACTAACGGATTAAAACCTGAGAATCAGGGTGCATCAAGTAGAGACTTTCATTCAACTCAAACTGAAGCGTAATGGCGGACAAATCTAAAATGAGTTGCAACCGTCCTGTCGCTTCAGACAGACCGGGCAAGAAAAAGATGGTAAAAGCCTGTAGTGGGGGAGCAGAAAAACTCCTCCACTTCGGAGCGACCGGCTATGGCAACAACTATTCAGCTGCAGCTCGTAAGAGTTTCAAGGCAAGACATGGTTGTGACACAGCAAACGACAAATTAACACCGAGATATTGGGCGTGTAAAAACCTTTGGGCAGGTCCGGGAGGTTCAACAACATCTAATCCGAAAGGAAGAAGAGGTAAATATTAAAACTATGAACAAAGAACAAGTATTAGGAATAATCAGACACGCGTTAACTTTTGTTGGCGGTATCTTTATTATCAAAGGCTTATCAAGCGAGGCCGTAATCAATGAAACCATTGGGGTAGTTATAACTGCAATTGGTGCTATTTGGTCACTAATTAAAAATAAATAGTCATGGCAACATCAATGAAGAAAATAGTCAAGAAGGCTGCAAAGTTTGAGTCTAAGAAATCATTAGACGGAGCTATGAAGTTCTTGAAAGGAAACGTAAGTAAAACTGTTAAAAAGAAAAAATGAAAATAGTAAAAAAAGTAACTAAGACTAAATCTAAGTTTCCTGATAAAAATGGAGACGGAAAGATTACTAAAAAAGATATACTAATTGCTAGAGGTATCATTCCAAGTAAAAAGAAAAAGTAAAACTATGCCTGAAAAGAAAAAAATCAAAAGAGACTTTCCATTAGCGCCAACATCTGCGCCACAAGCGGTATCTGATAATACGCGCGTAAGTTCAAATTATTCTCCTAAAAAAATAATAGAGAAGCCTAATTATAAATACGTTGAGGCAAGTGTAATGACTACAAGAGGAGGAAATCCGTATTCTAAAAAGGATAGCGCAAGATATAAAGAAGGATTTAATGAAGCAAGAAGTAAAACAACATATCCTTCGTTTTCTGATGAGCTTAATGCAGGAAGACTTGAGGGTTCAGAAAGACCTATGAAGTTTACAAAAAGAAATAAATAATGCCAAAAGACGCCTGTTATAAAAAAGTAAAAGCACAGTATGACGTGTTCCCTTCGGCGAGGGCATCACAGGCTATTGCTAAATGCAGGAAGTCATCAGGAACTGTTAGAAAGACAGAACAGGGCACGGCACTGAAAAGATGGCAATCAGAGAAGTGGGTAGACACAAAATCAGGTAAGGCGTGTGGAGCAGGAGGAAAGAATGAATATTGCCGACCAACAAATCGTATTTCATCACAAACCCCTAAAACCAAATCCGAAATATCTCCTTCAAAACTTATGGCAAAGAAGGCTGAGAAATCAAGAGTAGGAATGGGTAATAGGGTATCTAAAATTTAATCAAATGAAATTAAGTCAAGAAAGCAGAGGTCTTGGAGATACAATCGACAAGATTACAACAGCAACAGGAATAAAGCAAGTAGTGCATGCAGTAACTAAAGCTGTAGGCAAAGAAGACTGCGGATGCAATAAAAGAAGAGAAGCTTTGAATCAAAAGTTTCCATATAATAACAACAATGGCAATAACAAAGAGTAGTTTGCGTTTAATTAGCATTAAACCAATCCTCCTATGTTACACTTTCAAGACATCAAGGTTATTAGTGCTAATGTCGTATGCATGTTCGTACTTAGCCTACAAAATCTAAACGCTCTGTTGCAATCTGTTTTGTTTTTAGCTACTATAGCTTACACTATAATAAGATTATTAAACGAAGTAAAAAATGGCAAAGCAAGGAATAGCGAATCAGCCAACACTGAGAAGCAAGTCGAAAACGAAGGGCGTTCAAGCTAAGACTAAGACGAGTAAGTTAAAGACAAGCAAGCTATATAAAAAGCCATATAGAGGGCAAGGAAAATGACTACACAAGCAGCTACAAAAAAATACGGAGCACCTAATGAAACAGGGTCCGGATACTTAGTTAAGATAACTCTACCATATCCTATGCGTATTGCATGGGATACTGACTCTACAGTTACTACAATGATGTGTCACAAGCTTATAGCAAGCAATCTTACAAATGTTTTTAACGAAATACTCATTGAATATGGGTATAACAAGATAAAAGAATTAGGTATTGACTTGTTTGGTGGCTGTTTCAATTACAGAAAGATGAGAAATGGTAATGCTTGGTCAATGCATGCATGGGGAATAGCTATTGATTTAGACCCGGCAAGAAATACATTGAAAGAATGTAGGGCTACGGCTAGGTTTGCAAGGCCTGAATACAAGCCAATGATTGACATTTTCTATAAAAATGGGTTTATTTCATTGGGTATTGAACAGAATCGGGATTGGATGCACTTTGAAATTAAAGAATAATGGAAGATAACGACAAGAAAAAGTTTAAGGATACCAAAGTTGGTAAGTTCTTAAAAGAAAAAGCACCTAAGATTCTAGAAAGCGTAGGTGATGCACTCCCTAATCAGGGAGTTTTAGGTATTGTCAAGAACCTCATCTCGTCATCAGATGAGTTATCCCCCGAAGACAAGGCTGCCGCTTTGGATCATCTCAAAGAAGTTTTTGCATTGGAGGTTCAGGATAGAGAGTCCGCTCGTAATAGAGAAATTGAAATAGCTAAAGTTCATAGGTTTGATTTTTTATTTTATTTGACAGGCTTTGTTGGCTTGTCGGTATTTTGTTTTATAGTCTACGCAATTGTATATCTACAAATTCCGGACCAAAATAAAGAAATATGGATACACCTGATAGGAATTTCAGAGGGTGTAGTTCTTTCTATTTTTGGATACTACTTTGGAAGTTCCATGAAGAGAAATATTCAGCAATAAATATTATCTTTGTTTCCATAACCAAAAAATTAAATTAAATGGAAACAGTATTAGATTTAACAGCAGAACAAGTATTTATTAGCAAAGAGGAATTAACTCTTATTCAAACAATGAACTCAGACTTTGCAAAAGCAAAGATGGGACTTGGTGACATTGAGTTACAAAAGCAAGGTTTATTAAAGCACATTGACGAGTTGAAGAACGTATTTGGTCAGCATGAGAAGACGTTGATTGAGAAGTATGGCGCAGATTCAGTAATCAATATGCAAACAGGCGAAGTAACCAAAAAACAAGATTAATATGACACCGGAAAAATTTATCGGAACATTATATCTTTTGACCTTAAATTAAAACCTAAGTAATTGGCTAAGATAAGTACATACGTCATTGACGGAACTATAGTTGATGGAGATAAGGTTATTGGTAGTGATGCCAATAATGATTTACAGACCAAGAACTATAAGATAGGAGACTTAGTCAATTACTTTGCTGCATCTATAGGCAATAATCTTCTTGTTCCTTATGTTGGAGCAACTAATGATGTTGACTTAGGTACATACGGATTATTCGTAGGTTCAATTGATATATCAGGAACTTTTACAAGTAATGGGTCTGTGGGTTTGCCGGGCGAGGTTCTTATGAGCCAAGGGCCCGGTTTACCTGCAGTTTGGGCTTACAATATAGGTAGCCAAGACTTACAAAACGTTTTGCTTGTAGGTAATACAGCAGATAGAAACATAAATTTAGTAGGTGCTTCCAACTCAATTATACTTGACGTTCAGCATTTACTTGGACGCACGTCAATATATCTTCACGACTCCTTAATAACAAACTCTTCTTATTGGAAAGTAGATAGTTTACATCTTGAAAGCTCAACAGGATATGCTGTTGATTACCTTACTGATAAGATACGATTTACTAATGCAGGAAACTTCGTAGACATTAAAGCCTCTAGTTATAGCAATCAGTCATTCTCCTTTCCAACTAACGGAGGATTTATTCCAATGTCAGTAAATGGGGTATATGCTGATGGCTCAGGTTCAATAACAATACCAATTGGACTTGGTACAGTTACAGCAGTAACAGCATCGCTTCCATTGTCATCATCAGGCGGAGTAACTCCAAACATAAGTATCTCTCAAGCAAGCGCTTTAGGAGAAGGTTATTTATCATCAGCAGATTGGAATACATTTGATGGTAAGCAAGACCCAATAACTCTTACAACAACAGGCACATCAGGTGCTGCTACATTTATAGGAAATGTTTTAAATGTTCCTGATTACAGTGGTGGTAGTGGCACTATACCAACATTAGAGCAAGTATTAATAGCAGGAAATATATCTGAAGCGGGACTACCTATTACTTTGTATGATAGCCCATCTCACGATGCTTATGTAACAATTACTTATAATGGAGGATTTGCTTATGGTAATGATGTTAATGCATATAATGGTGAAGCTGCAGGTCTTAATGGTAACAGATTGTCAATGACAATAGGTGCATTAGGAATCACGCCTATACAACAAGTTTTATTAGACCACGCAGGATTACAATATACATTTGGAGACCCAACAGCTACTTTTTACTATACAGGAAATTTAAAATACCCTAACTATGTTCCTGATGGTACTATAACTACTAATACTATTTATCTTCCTTTAGGAGATGGTAATTTAACTTTATCAGTAAATGGTTATACAGCAGATAGTGCAGGCAATATTACTATTCCTACAGGTGGTATCTTAGGTTCAGGAACTGCTACGCAAATAGCATTTTGGGATACAAGTTCTTCCATAGCAGGAGATTCGCAATTATATTGGGATAATACAAATAAATACTTAGGTGTAAACGTAGCTGCTCCTGCATATAACTTAGATGTATTTGGTTCTGCTAACATACTACTTGATAATATTATAGGTGGTTTTCCCGGAAATAAGTTTGCTGTTGCAAATGGTATGCTTAGAATGGGAGGAGATACAGACCCTATTAATGGTTGGAGGTACATTCAGTTTACAGATACAGCAGATACATTTGAATACTTTTCTTTTAACTCAGACCAAAGTGGAAACCCTGCTTTCTCTATGGCTAGTGCAGGAAGTTTTAGTATTAATTCAGGACCTGCAAATTTTGGATTAGGAACTAAGTTATTAACTGTATTTAATAATGGAGATGTAAATATTGCTAACCTTGCTACAGGTGGTGTAGCTCAAATGGTCACAGCAGATAGTACAGGAAAGTTAGGGATACAACCTATTCCTACAGGTGGGGGTGGTATTCCTCATGCTACAGCATTAGGCACAGATACATATACTGCTACAATATCAGGAGTTACATCTTATACAGATGGAGACGCCTACATAATACAATTTACAAATGGCAATACAACCGGTGCCACTTTAGATATAAATGGATTAGGTGCGGTTATATTATATAGGAATAATGATGGGGTTTTAATAGGTGGAGATATTACTTCAGGAGGGGAGATGATTTGTGTTTATGACAATACACTTCCCGGATTTAGGGTAATTGGAACATCTCCTAGCACTCTTGTTTCTTATGTTACTAATGCAGACTCTGTAACAATAACAAAAGGTCAGGTTGTATATGCTTTTGGTGGTACAGGAGATAGATTAACAGTAAAGCTTGCAAATAATACTTCAGAAGCTACATCTGCTCAAACTGTGGGTATTGTAATGTCTGCATCAATAGCAACTAATCAAAAAGGATTTATAATAACTCAGGGTTTATTAGATGGGTTAAGTATTCTTCCAACCGCATCATTTTCGGATGGAGATGCATTATATTTAGGAGCAACTGCAGGTGCAATAACAAATGTAAAGCCGTATGCACCAAACCATCTTGTATATCTTGGAAATGTAACTACTGCAAGTAATGGTTCAGCAGGCAGATGGTATGTTCGCGTGCAAAACGGTTATGAGCTTCAAGAGCTCCATAACGTACAAGCACAATCGCCAACTTTAAAAGATACGTTATGGTATGATAATGCAGTTTCTCCTGCACAATGGAAGACTGCATCTATATCAACAATTCTTGGATATACACCTCTTAGTGGAACAGGCACAACTAATTATGTTCCTAAGTGGAGTAGTTCAACAGCGCTTTCTGATTCTTCTATATTTGATAATGGAACAAATGTAAATACCACTCTTCCATTTTATGCAGGTAAAACTGATAATACTACAAATTGGATACAACTAAACCCCACTTCAGTAGGGACATCTCCATATATCGACTTTCTTTATAAAAATCTTGTAACAAGAAGAATTAGTTTTATTAGTGATTCAACATCATTAAATGTGACTAATGGATTTTTATTTAGTAGTGATAACACTATAGCTAATGCTCAACAGATTATTGTTAGTGATGTTTTAGCTAAAAACAATATAGATGTTCAAGGTGGGATATTGAAGGTTATAGGTACAGGAGATAATTATATCAGAATATACCAAAGAGGTGTTGCTGAAAGAGGAACAATGGGATATGTTGCAGGCTCAGGAACATTTCAAATAAGGGTTAATGGAGCAACAAATCTAACTACAGGAACACAAGGATTAGCCATAGCATCTACAGGGGCTGTAACATTACCTAATCTTGGAGGCAGTGGAACAGTTATGGTTGTTTCAGATAATACAGGGCTTCTTAGCACACAAACTATTCCTACAGCTTACACATTAGCTTTTACGTCTACTACTACAAACTTATTAGCAAACATCACTTATTATTTTGGTAATCAAGCTAGGGGGTTAATTTCTACTGCAGCAATATGGAAGGTATATATTCCTCAGACAGGTACTATTAAAAAAGCATACTTTATGTCTTATGCATCAACAGCAGTAGGAGATGCAAGTAACTTGTCTTTATATATAAGAATAAACAACACTTCTGATACACTTGTTGCTACAGTTGGAGTATCAGCAGCATCGCGTGAATTTAGTAATACATCATTATCAATAGCTGTTACAGCAGGAGATTATATAGAAATGAAATTTGTAACCCCAAATCCATACGCAATTCCTGCAACAGGTTTTACTATTGGAGGAACAATTTATATTCAATAATATGAGCAAAAAACAAATAGAGCCAATCCAATCTTGGTTTCCTAATTCAGGAGATGTAATAATTAATGCATTATCACTTACTGATTTTTATCATTATCATTTTGATAATGGAGGAGGTAAAGTTTCATATAGTCTTTCAGGCGTAGACGTTATAACGCAAAGCGAAATAAACTACTATTCTGATACAATAGATGTGCCTTCTTCAGTCATTCAACAATGGGGTACTGATGATACTGTTATATGGGATTATGTAATGCAGCAACTTGGTCTTGTAGAAGTTGCTCAGTAATAGGCGTTGGATAATTTTGTATATTGCAATCAATTTAAAAGAATAATAAAATGGCAAGAATAGACTCCTACGCAACCGTAACCCCACCTGTCGCAGGTGGAGACATGTTAATTGGTACTGATATTAATGATAATAACGCTACTAAGAACTTTACTGTGAGTCAGTTGGCGTCATTTATTAATGCAGGTAGCGGATTTGTTCCATATACCGGTGCAACGCAAAATGTAAACATAGGCACTAATAGTGTATTTGGTGCGTCATCTACATTTACAGGCCTTACTTCAACTGCACAATTAAATATTACAAGTTTATTTAAACTTAATGGCAGTCAAGGAACAGCAGGTCAGATTTTAACAACTCAAGGTCCGGGACTTCCTGCGATATGGAGTGGTGCAGGCGGTGGTCCTCAAGGAATACAAGGTCCGGTTGGTCCACAAGGTCCTATCGGTCCGGTTGGGCCTGCAGGATTAAATTGGCAGGGGCTTTGGGTTTCAGGAACTTCTTACGTTGCGGATGATGCTGTTGGATACAACGGGGCGTCATGGTTTTGTATATTAGCAACAACAGGCACAACAACTCCTGATTTAGATACTACACATTGGGCGTTATTGGCTTCTCAGGGAGCACAGGGTCTAATTGGTCCAACAGGATTGCAAGGCCCAACAGGCGCAACAGGACCCACAGGTGTAACGGGAAGCAATACCTTACAACAAGTTCTTGATAATAACCATGACTTATTAAATGGAATAAATAAGCAAGGCACAGGAGCAGGAAGCGGAAATATAGGACTTAGCGTAAATGCTTTTGGAACAGATGCTGCTTATGGAAATACAGGAGACAATATAAATGCTATTGGTACTCAAGCAGGTCAAGTCAATTTCGGGTCTTTATCAAACTTTATTGGGTATCAAGCAGGAGCAAATAATTCAGGAGGTTACGTAAATGCTTTAGGTGCAACTGCTGCAAATGGAAATTCAGGAAGCAGCGTAAATGCTATGGGGCAAGCTTCTTGTTTAAGCAATACAGGTACGTATGTAAATGCTTTCGGTTATCAATCAGGAAAAAACAATACAGGCAATTGGGTAAATGCTTTTGGATATGATGCTGCTTTAAATAACACAAACTTTAATGTAAACGCTATAGGAAATTCTGCTGCAGCAAATAATTCAGGACATGATGTTAATGCTTTTGGAGAATTTGCAGGAATAAGCAATATCTATAATCATGTAAATCTATTTGGAAACTCTGCATCTGCTACTGCTAATAGCCAAGTAGTATTTTCAAATGCTGTACGTAATGCAAGAATAGGATTTGGTGGAATTACAACAGATAGACTTTACACTCTTCCTGATGCAAGTGGCACATTAGCATTGGAATCTTATAAAGTATTTACAGCATTGCTAACGGCTTCAGGCACTTCTTTATTTGTAACTGAGTTAAAAAATACTATAGGAACAATAAGCTATCTTAGTTATGGCTCAGGAACAGGCGTTTATTTTTATTTGACATCAGCTTCTCTTTTTACTGACAATAAGACTGTAGTGATTGCAGGGAATTCTGATTCAGGTGTAGATTCTGTTTTCAAAGCTTCTTTTGCAAACTCAAACATAATTAAAATTTACAATTACGTAGCAGGGGCAGTTAATAACAGCACATTAGTTAACATTCCTATTGAAATAAGAGTTTACCCATAATGGACATAAGAAAAATATCAGTAGGTCCTGATTATAAGGGAGGAGCAATGCATTATATTGTGGGGCAGAAAATCCTTGGCGATAGCAATGAGATACATCTTATAAAACACAGTCCTAACTCTATGTCTATTTTGATTTACATAATAAATGAAAGGGAAGAGATTGTACTATGGAAGGAGTTTAATGCAACAATACCAATTTCAATCGAATATAATATAAATTTCTAAATGCGTTCACCATTCTACTTCATAGCGAAGCCGGTAAATGGAAAGCGATACGACAACACAAGGGACATAGGAGGCGTTGATTTAATTGTAAGCACATCTGAAGAAGACCATCAGTTCTCTAACAGATATGCTGAAGTCGTTGAGCTGCCATTAGGCTACAGGGGTCCAATAGAACCCGGAGATATACTTCTCGTACATCATAATGTTTTTAAGTTTTATAACGACATGAAAGGTCGGCAAAAAAGTGGCAGAAGTTTCTTCCGCGATGATAGTTTTTTTATAGAAACTGATCAGTTTTTTTTGTACAAAAAAGGTTCCACATGGAACGCTTATGACAGATACTGTTTTGTCAAGCCATTACCTGCAATAGACTCTTATATCAAGAAGCCATTTAGCAATGAGCCACTCATGGCAACAATGAAATATCCTAATGATTACCTTATAAGCAAAGGAATTAAAGAAGGAGACATTGTTTGCTTTACGCCTGATACAGAGTATGAGTTTGTTGTTGATGGCGAGACGCTTTATAGAATGTATGACACTCAAATAACAATTAAATTATGATTTTACTTACAATAGATGATATACTAAACAACCCTAAAGAATATCTACAAGCTGTTCTTGATGGAGAATTTAATGATGTTCATGATGGCTACAAGGTTTTTAAAAATATTCAAGCAAGAGATAATGATGACGAGCTTGCTTCTTTGGTATTAAAGCTATTCCCTGAACATAATATCAGTTACAATTTTGTTAGGAAATCTCCGTTAGGACAAGTGGAACCAAATTTTATACATAAGGACGATATGATGGGTGATATAACCTGCATATTGTACCTTAATAAAACCCACCCTAAAGAAGATGGAACTACAATATATGATAATGATGATAATCCATTGTGTAAAATATATGCTAAGTTTAATCGCATGATTGCATTTGAATCTGAGTTGCCTCATTCAAGAAATATATTTGACAATTTTGGAGAAGGCGATGATGCAAGATTAGTACAAGTTATATTTTTAAAAAAGAAAGATGACCAACAAAGAAATTAAATTAAGAATTATAGAGGCAGGTCATAAAGCTGTTCAGGAACTTATAAAGGTTGCTGAAGATTCTATATTGAAGCCTGATGATGATGGTAATGACTTGGCGGCTGATAAATTAAAAAATGCAGCAGCTACTAAAAAACTAGCCATCTTTGATGCGTTTGAGATTCTAAATAGGATAGAAATGGAGAGAGAGAATATAGATGCTGTTGATAAGGGTATAAGTAAAACTGAAACTAAACAAGGATTTGCAGAAAGAAGGTCAAAATAATGTGTTGTATAGGGTGCTTAATAGCTTTATCCCTTCTTCTGTTCTTTTATCAAAGAATAAGGCAAAGACATGGGAGTATGGGTATAACCCAAAGTATGACATGGTTGTTATCTCAAAGACCGGGCAGATTGGAGAGGTGTACAATATATCAGGATTAAACGTAGCACTTCCTCTTGCTCCAAAAGATTGCTATAAAAAAAGCGAAAAGAAAGCCGAACAGCATTGGCAAAGAGACCCATATCCAAAAGAACTTTCTAAGATTCAATCAATATTTCATTGGAATGAAAAGCCTGCTCAATTTAAAGACCATTGGGTTGATTATATTGAGAAGCAGTTTGACTATAGAGAGGAAGGCTTTTGGTTTATGAACAATGGGAAATATACCTATATAACCGGGTCTCATTGGATGTATCTTCAGTGGGCAAGTATCGACATTGGATACCCTGACTTTAGAGAAGCCAATAGGGTATATTGGCTGTTTTGGGAGGCATGCAAGGCGGATACTAGGGCATTTGGGATGATATACTTGAAGATAAGACGCTCAGGCTTCTCATTCATGGCATCATCAGAGTGTATCAACATAGGAACGCTTGCTAGCGATGCTCGTGTTGGTATGTTGTCAAAGACCGGTAGTGATGCAAAGAAGATGTTTACAGACAAGGTTGTTCCAATTAACAGCAGGCTGCCTTTCTTCTTTAAGCCAATCATGGATGGTATGGATAAGCCAAAGACTGAATTAGCGTTCAGGGTTCCTGCCTCTAAGATTACCAAGAAGAATATGTATGAGATAGAGACTGAGGATATAAAGGGATTAGATACTACGATAGATTGGAAGAATACCGAGGATAACTCATATGATGGAGAGAAGTTATTATTCTTGGCTCATGACGAGAGTGGAAAATGGACTAAGCCTCAGAATATAAAAGAGAATTGGCGTGTAACAAAGACATGTCTTAGATTGGGCAGTAAGATTATTGGAAAGTGTATGATGGGTTCTACCTCAAATGCATTAAGCAAAGGAGGTCAGAACTTTAAAGATATTTATGAGGATTCTAATGCTGCTACTCGCAATGCCAATGGGCAAACTAAGAGTGGACTATATTCATTATTCATACCGATGGAATGGAACATGGAGGGATTTATTGATTTGTATGGCATGCCTGTTTTTGCTAAGCCTGATGAGCAGATAAAAGGAGTTGATGGAGGTTGGATTAGAAATGGGGCTATAGACTATTGGGAGGCAGAGGTAGACTCGTTAAAGAATGACGCAGATGCACTCAATGAATTTTATCGTCAGTTTCCAAGAACAGAATCGCATGCTTTTAGAGATGAGAGCAAGCAGTCGCTATTTAACCTTACAAAGATTTATCATCAGATTGACTATAACGATTCCATGATTCAGGCGCATTACCTAACTCGTGGGTCTTTCCAATGGCAGGATGGAGTAAAAGATACAAAGGTTGTATGGTCTCCAAATTCATCAGGTAGATTTCTAGTTAGTTGGACACCGCAAAAACATCTTCAGAACAATGTTCATGATAGAAATGGCATTAAGTATCCGGGCAATGAGCATATAGGGTCATTTGGATGTGATTCCTATGATATATCTGCTGTTGTTGGAGGGCGAGGTTCGAATGGTGCGTTGCATGGAATGACTAAGTTTCACATGGATGAAGCGCCTACTAACGAATTCTTCCTAGAATATGTAGCAAGGCCTCAGACTGCTGAGATATTTTTTGAAGAGGTGCTGATGGCTTGTATATTTTATGGTATGCCAATACTTATAGAGAATAATAAGCCAAGACTTTTATATCATTTTAAGAACAGGGGGTACAGAGGTTTCTGTTTGAATAGACCTGATAAGCAATATAATAAACTCAATGCTACAGAAAGAGAACTTGGAGGAATACCAAACTCTTCAGAAGATGTTAAACAAGTGCACGCTGCGGCAATAGAATCATACATAGAAAAGTTCGTAGGGATTGACTTTACAGGGATGTATAGGCCGCAGGATGAAATGGGAACGATGCCATTCACAAGAACACTAGAGGATTGGGCAAAGTTTGACATAAACGATAGGACTCGTTTTGATGCTTGTATAAGTTCAGGATTAGCCATCATGGCAAATCAAAAACATATGTACATGCCTGAAAAAAAAGAGTCGAAAATTAGTATTAACTTCGCGAGGTATAGGAATGATGGAAACACAAGTCAATTGATTAGATGAAAAATATAGTAATAGACATAAAATCTACAACATTTCCAAGTCAATTAGCTTCTGACACGGAAAAGGCGTCACAAGAGTTTGGACTCCAAGTAGGTCAGGCAATTCAGTACGAATGGTTCAGAAAGGATAGTAGCTCTTGCCGGTACTATGCTCAATGGAGAGACTTCCATAAAGTAAGATTATACGCAAGAGGAGAGCAGTCTGTAGCTAAGTATAAAAACGAATTAGCTATTGATGGCGACTTATCTTATTTGAATTTAGATTGGACGCCTGTTCCAATAATCCCCAAGTTTGTTGATATTGTTGTAAACGGAATGTCTGACAGGCTATTCAAAGTAAAAGCATTTTCTCAAGATGCTATGTCTCAAGCAAAGAGAAGTAAGTATCAAGACATGATTGAGGCTCAGATGATTTCAAAAGATGTGTTGAATATTGTAAAAGAAAAGACTGGATTTAATGGGTTCACAATGGATCCTGAGCAGCTTCCAAATAATGACGAGGAATTAAATCTTTACATGCAACTTAATTATAAGCCTGCTATTGAGATTGCTGAAGAAGAAGCTATTAATACCATATTTGAAGAAAGTCACTATCAAGACATTAGAAAGAGACTTGATTATGATATGACTGTTGTGGGAATAGCTATAGCAAAGCATGAATTTCTTCCCGGAGCAGGAGTAAAAATATCTTATGTTGACCCTGCTAATGTGGTGTATAGCTATACTGAGGACCCATACTTTAGAGATTGTTTCTATTGGGGAGAGATTAAGACGATGCCAATTACTGAGTTGATGAAGATTGACCAATCATTAACAAGAGAAGATTTACAAGAAATATCTCAATACAGTCAGGGTTGGTATGACTACTATAATGTTGCTCAATATTATCAAAATAGTCTTTTTCATCGTGATACTTGTACGTTGATGTACTTCAATTATAAGTCAACAAAAAAGATTGTTTATAAGAAGAAGATACTTGAGAATGGTGGGTCTCGTGTTATTGAGAAAGATGACACATTTAATCCTCCTACAGAGATGATGGAGGAAGGTAATTTTGAGAAGATGGAAAAAACCATTGATGTTTGGTATGAGGGCATTATGGTAATGGGTACAAGTATTCTTATTAAATGGGAATTAGCAGAAAATATGGTTCGTCCAAAGTCTGCTTCTCAACATGCAATACCTAACTATGTGGCTTGTGCTCCACGTATGTACAAGGGAGTTATTGAGTCTTTAGTTAGAAGAATGATTCCATTTGCTGATTTAATTCAGATTACTCATTTAAAACTGCAGCAAGTAATTGCTCGTGTTGTTCCTGATGGTGTATTTATAGATGCAGATGGATTGAATGAGGTTGACTTAGGTTCAGGTAATGCGTACAATCCTGAAGATGCACTTAGGTTATATTTCCAAACAGGTAGTGTTATTGGGCGTAGTTATACTCAAGATGGAGAGTTTAATAATGCAAGAGTTCCTATTACGCAGTTGACGTCTAATTCAGGCGCAAGTAAAACTCAAATGCTTATAGCCAACTATAATCATTATATGGATATGATTAGGTCTGTAACCGGACTTAATGAAGCTAGGGATGGCTCAATGCCTGATCCTGATTCATTAGTTGGTCTACAGAAATTGGCTGCACTTAATTCAAATACAGCAACAAGACATATTCTTGAGGGAAGTTTATTTGTATATAGAACTATGGCTGAAGCTTTAACATATAGAGTTGCAGATATTCTTGAGTATGCTGATTTCAAAGATGACTTTGTCAATAAAATTGGCAAATACAATGTATCTATACTAAATGAAATATCAGATTTATACATTTACGATTTTGGAATATTCATTGAAGTTTCTCCCGATGAAGAACAAAAAGCACAGCTTGAAGGTAATATCCAAATGGCATTATCAAAGGGAGACATTAATCTTGAGGACGCTATTGACATAAGAGAGATTAAAAACTTGAAACTTGCCAATCAGTTATTGAAGGTTAAAAGGGTTAAGAAGCAAGATGATGCAAACAAAATGGAGATGCAAAAGCAAGCCATGGTAAATCAGCAACAAATACAATCTCAGCAAATGGCAGCGCAAACTGCAATGATGAAAATAGAAGCAGAGACTAAAGCAAAGATAACTATTAAGCAAGCAGAGATTCAGTTTGATATACAGAAATTAGAGCAAGAAATGCAATTCAAATCTCATTTGATGGCTGAAGAATTTAACTATAATATGCAATTGCATGATATGGAAGTAGGAAAGATTTCTCAGAGAGATAAGATGAAAGAAGATGAGAAGAACAAAAGAATAAGCATACAAAATACTCAGCAATCAAAGCTTATAGACCAAAGGAAAAATAATCTTCCTCCATTAAACTTTGAATCAAATGAAGATAGCTTAGATGGGTTTGACTTAGGCGAGTTTGAGCCTCGATAAAAAAGTCAAAAATTTAATATAAATTTGTAACAAATAAAATCAAATCTAATGGAGTTTAAATCAGTAAAATTAGTAGGAGAAGGACAAGAGAAAGGAGTAGCTCAAGTAGAGCAGGAACTTCTTGAAAGACATGAACAAGAAGTAAATGGAATTTTAAAGGTTGATTTATCAGGTGGTTCTAAGCCTGAGCCAACACCAGAACCTATTGTAGAGGTAGAACCTCAGATACAACAAGAGGAGGAGTTGGATGAACAAAAAGTTCTTTCATATATTGGTAAGAGATATAACAAGCAAATAAATTCTTTTGATGATTTGGTTGCTGAACGAAAAGAAGCTGAGGCTTTACCTGAAGATGTAGCTGCTTATATGAAATATAAGAAAGAGACAGGCAGAGGGTTTGAAGATTTCCTTAAATTAAAAAAGGATTTCGACACAATGGATTCAGAGAAATTATTAAAAGAATACCTTACTTCTACTCAGCAAGGACTTGATGAGGATGACATTGATACGCTGATGGATGATTACAGATATGACGAGGATATTGACGATGAGTCTGCTGTAAAAAAGGTTAAGATTGCTAAAAAGAAAATTGTGGCTGAGGCTAAGAAATTCTTTAACGAACAGAAGGAAATGTACAAAGTACCCCTTGAGTCAAGCGTGGCGTTTGTTCCTGATGAAGAAAAAGAAGAGTATGAGTCTTATAAACAATATACAAAGCAGGCTAAGACGGTTCAAGAAGAAAATGAACGTAAGCGCAGTTGGTTCGACCAAAAAACAAATGACGTATTTAGTAATGAGTTCAAAGGTTTTGAGTTCAAGATAAATGACAAGTCGTTTTCGTTTTCTCCGGGAGATGCCTCTGAGTTGAAAAGCATTCAATCTAATCCTTCTAGTTTTATTGGGAAATTCTTAGATGAGAATGGACTTATAAAAGATGCGGTAGGATACCATAAGTCTTTAGCTATTGCGATGCACCCCGACAAATTTGCAAAGTATTTTTACGAGCAAGGAATGTCTGACGCAACTGAGGATGTGATGAGAAAGACTAAGAATATAAATATGTCTGAACGCAGAGCGCCTGAGGTTTCTAAGACAAGTGATGGGATGCAGGTGAGGGCGGTAAACCCTGATTCAGGTAAAAGCCTGAAAATCCGCAGTATAAAACGTATTTAATAACATTAAAAATTTAAAAACATGGCAAGTGCTTTATTATCGGCGCCTACATATGCCCTGCAACCTGCACCGGAGCAAGTAGCGTTACAAACAAATTACATTACCAACTTCGACTTCTTAAATCAGTATCTACCTGATACTTATGAGAAAGAATTTGAAAGATATGGTAACAGAACGGTATCTTCATTCTTACGTATGGTAGGAGCTGAAATGCCTTCTAACTCTGACCAAGTAAAATGGGCAGAACAAGGTCGTCTACACACTAAGTACATCAATGTCACATCAGGCGCTGCTGCTGCTTCTGCTACAGCTACTTTGACTGTAAATGACGCAGGTGTTACTTATATAGCAGTTCGTGTTGGACAGACAATAATGATTCAGTTAAACACCACAGGTGTTTACAACAAAGCAATCGTTACTGCTGTAAACAGCGCAACTCAATTCGTAGTAGCATACTATGAAGTAGGTGGACAGGCTTTTGGTGCAAGTGCTGCTTGTACAATGTTCATTTATGGTTCTGAATTTAAAAAAGGAACTAACGGGATGGTTGGTTCTTTGGAAGCAGAAGATAGCATCTTCTCAAATTCTCCAATCATCATCAAAGACCGTTACGCCGTTAATGGTTCTGATATGGCTCAAATCGGTTGGGTTGAAGTAACATCTGAAAATGGTGCTACAGGATACCTTTGGTATTTGAAGTCAGAGCATGAGACTCGTCTTCGTTTTGAAGATTATCTTGAGACTGCAATGATTGAAGCTGTACCTATGGATAATGTAACAAACGCTGCTGTTGCAAAAGGATCTGAAGGTATCTTCTACGTTGTAAACTCTCGTGGTAACGTATGGGGTGGTGGTACTCCAACTACCTTGACTGATTGGGATACAATTGTTTCTCGTTTAGATAAGCAAGGTGCTATCGAAGAGAACGTAGTATTCGTAAATCGTGGATTGAGCTTTGACATCGACAACATGTTGGCTACCTTAAATGGTTTCACTTCAGGTGGTGTTTCTCAGTCTGCTTCTTTCGGTCTGTTTGACAATGATGTAAGCATGGCGCTAAATCTTGGTTTCACAGGTTTCCGTAGAGGTTACGATTTCTACAAATCAGATTGGAAATACTTGAATGACCCAACAATGCGTGGTGGTTTAGTTGGTAGCTCAGGTGCTGCTACTGCAACTGGTACCGTTACAGGTTTGTTAGTTCCTGCAGGTTCTACCTCAGTTTACGATCAAATCATGGGTAAGAACGCTAAGCGTCCATTCTTGCACGTTCGTTACAGAGCTTCTGAAGCTGAAGACAGACGTTACAAGACTTGGATTACAGGTTCTGCCGGTGGGGCTCAAACTAGCGACTTGGATGCAATGGAGGTCAACTTCCTTTCTGAGCGTTGCGTATGTACCTTGGGTGCAAACAACTTTGTACTTTTCCGTTATGGATAGTATATAGGATGAATACAAAGGCAGGGGGCATTAAAATCCCCTGCTTTTTTTAATATTTTAATCAAATTAAATCTTATAAAATGTCAAAAAATATACTGCCTTCTGATAAGGTATATAAATTAAAAAACGGTACGCCGTTGTCTTACACACTCGCTTCAAGAAACCATCCTAGATTTCCTTTGATGTGGTATGATGAGAAGAATAATATTAATAGAGCATTGAGATATGCAGTAAATCAAAAGTCTCCATTTGAAGACCAACAGGACGGAAATGCTATCTTAGAACCAATTATTTTTGAAGATGGTATGCTTAGTGTTCCAAAGAACAATCCTGTATTGCAAGAGTTTTTGCATTACCATCCATTAAATAATGTAGTATTTACTGAGGTAAATAAAGAGAAAGATGCATCTGCTGAGGTTTTTGATTTGAATATAGAGGTAGATGCGCTAGTAGAGGCTCGCCAATTAACTATAGAGCAGATTGAAATGCTTTCAAGAGTTATATTTGGTAAAGACCCATCAATACTATCTACTGCTGAATTAAAGAGAGATTTATTAGTGTTTGCTAAGAATGAACCTAAAGAGTTCTTAAACATTATAAATGATCCTGAATTAAAATTCCAAGCTAAAATTCGTCAGTTCTTTGAATCAAGATTGTTGACGCTTAAAAACAACGACAAGGAAATTTGGTTCAATACTGCTACAAATAAGAAAAAAATGATGTCAATTCCTTTTGGTGACGATGCTTATGATGCAGCTGCATCTTACTTGCAGAGTGACGAAGGTATAGACTCACTAAAGATGTTAGAGACCTCGCTAGGTAAATAAGATTTTTATTCTATGTTTCGTTTATTGTTTTGATTAATGATTAAATCGGGAGCGTTTCTACGCCCCCTTTTTTTTTGTATATTTGTAAAAAAGTGAGCAATGATAAACTCAGTTAGAAATACAGTATTATCTGTTCTTAATAAAAATAACTACGGATATATATCTCCATCGGATTTTAATTTATATGCAAAGCAAGCTCAACTAGAGGCGTATGAAGAGTACTTTAGTAATTTTAATAAGGGCATAAACATGGAGAATTTAAGGACTTCAGGAACAGATTATGCAGATATCAACAAAGCTACTTCTGAAACCATAGAATCTTTTTTAGTTACAGATTTTTTAGTTCCATTTGACTATGACTTTCCTGAGGTAAGTAGAGCAAGGTATTATATACCATCTCTTACTACAACTGGTAATGAAGCTTACATGATAAACAGAGTTGTGTGCTATCCTATTGAATTAACTAATGGTATATGTAGCTTAGTAATACCTGATTTGTTAGAAGATAGCAATGCCAACTTTGTAGGCCTAGTTAATCCCGGAGATATTGTTGTTAATTTAACTACGCGCCAAACAGCTATTGTTTATTTAGTTATAAGCAACACTCAGCTTCAGATTAGTGCTGATATATTTCAAACATTTGGAGATAGCTACTATATCATATCAGCTCAAGAGTATAAGGAGTCTGAGAAGATAAATAACGCCAAGCTTACAATGCTAGGCCTATCTAATCTTACTGCTCCTAGTGCTATGTTTCCTGCCTATAGCTTAGAGACCATAAAACTGCAAGTATATCCATTTACAGCTACTTACTCAGTTGCCAAATTAGGGCAACTTCAGGCACAGTATTTTAGATATCCAAAGGAACCAAAGTGGACTTACATTACACTTGCTGCAGGAGAACCTGTATTTGACCAATCTCAACCTGATTATCAAGATTTTGAATTGCCTCAGGAAGATGAGTTTAAATTAATAATGAAAATATTGCAATATTGTGGTGTTTCTATACGTGAGAATGAAGTTACTCAATTTGCAATGGCTCAAGAACAACACGAACAACCAACATTCAGTCAACAACAATAATAAGGTATGGCATATATATCAGATTATCAATACTACGCAAACTCAGGCAATACACCCCAAAATGCAAATTGGGGCTCATATCAATACGTTAGTCTGTTTGATATTGTAAACAACTTTATGTTGATGCATACTGGTAATCACTCCTTGATAAATAACGAGGAAAGATACAAGGTGTTGTTTCATGCAAAAAGAGCTATACAAGAATTAAACTATGACGCTTTTAAGGAGATTAAAGTCCTAGAATTATCTGTGGTGGACTCTTTAAGATATGTTCTTCCACAAGACTTTGTGAATTGGGTTAGAATATCTCTTTATAAAGATGGAATACTAAGACCATTAACAGAAAATATTCAAACTTTGTCATCAAGTGCTTACTTACAGGACAATAAAGGAAATATTCTCTTTGACCAATTTGGGAATATACTTCGTCCTCAAGACTCAAACATTGACTACGATAGAATACATAAGACAAAGAAGAGTATTTATCTCAATCAAGGACATCAATTTAATGGGCAGTGGGGATATAATGTAGACGGTATGTGGTACTTTGACTATGGCATAGGCGCTGCGTTTGGACTCAACACAGAAACGGCTAATTTTAACCCTACGTTTAATATTGATAAGAAGAATGGTGTTATTAACTTTGACTCAGGAATGGCAGGAGAAATATGTATCCTTGAATACGTATCTGATGGAATGGAGAATGGAGATAATTCCTTAATTACAGTTAATAAGTTGTTTGAGCAGTATATCTATGCAGCCATTAAATTTGAGATGTTAAATACAAAATATGGCGTTCAAGAGTATATTGTAAACAGAGCTAGAAAGGAAAGAGGTGCTTTACTTAGAAATGCAAAAATAAGAATGAGTAACATTCATCCCGGCAGATTATTAATGAATCTTAGAGGTATGGACAAGACAATAAAATAAAATGACAAAACTTACAAGGAATTTTTTAGCAGGTAGAATGAATAAGGTTTTTGACCAACGTGTAGTTCCAAATGGGGAATACATAGACGCAATGAATATCCGCATGGGGTCGACTGAAAATTCTGAGGTTGGAGTCATTGAGAATACTAAGGGAAATATTGCATTAACATTATTAACCTATACAGATGGTACGCCATTAAGCACTGATGCTTTATGCATTGGTGCTGTAGCAGATAGTGCCAATGAAACTATATATTGGTTTGTTCATGACTCAGGGTTTGTTTCTAGCACGACAGGTAAGCTAGATATGATAGTTTCCTTGAACGTAAACACAGGGATACTTACTTATAATGTTATAAGTACAGATGATGGTGGAGGCGTAAATACTACACTTAATTTTGATCCTAAATATTTAATCACAGGTGTTAATAAGATTGAGAATTTAATCTTCTTTACTGATGATTTTAATGCTCCAAGATTTATAAATGTAACTGCAAACTATCCAAATCCAATTGCATATATAGACCAATTCAGCGCAGAGAGGTTACTTGTGATTAAAAGACCTCCTACTGAATCTCCTGCTGTGCTGCCAATAATTACAGGCGGTCAGCAGAACTATATGGATACAAGGTTTATATGCTTTGCATATAGATATAGGTATGCTGATGGAGAGTATTCAGCTACATCGCAATGGTCTGCTCCTGCATTTATTCCACAAGCATTTCAGTTTAGCATTAATAGTTTTTTAAATGAGGGGATGGTAAACCTTTGTAACGCTGCAAAGATTACTTATAACTCAGGTGGATTACTTGTGGTTGGTGTTGATTTGTTATTTAAACAAGCAAATAGCAATATAATAAAAATCATAGAGAAGCTTGATAAGCAAGAATTAGGGTTAGGCAATAATACAGATTATCAATACATTTTTGATAATAGCAAGATATTCACAATACTTCCTGATTCAGAAATATTGAGACTTTATGATAATGTACCAAGATTTGCAAAGGCTCAGACAATTATGGGCAATAGGCTTATGTATGGAAACTATGTGGATGGATATGATTTAATTGACAAGCAAGGGAACCCAACAAGGTTTACCTATACTACAAATCTTATTAGTGAAATTATAGGAGATACTCAGTTAATAGATACTGCAGCTACAGGAAGTTATAGTATAGACGGAAGTAGAACTGTAGTTGATTCAATTGTAAATATAGATTTTAGCTCAGTATCTTTAAATTTGAAACAAGGTGGGTCATTTTCATTAGACATAACAATTACACATGATTCATTTTCAGGACCTACTGTTCCAACAGAATTAACATCAAATGTAAAAGTTTCCCTTTTCTTTAATCTTCTTCAAGACTATACTTCTGTTTATCAGATGGCAATAAGTCCTGAATTTCAAGAGGCAGTAGGAACTATTGCAAATATTCTTCCTGTATATGATCCATTAGGACTTACAAATCCTTGTGATGGATACACGTTTACTGATAAGATGAATTGTAATTTGCTAAACAACTTAACTTATTCAGGAGGTTCTTTGGCAAAATACGCTAGCGGCATATCTGCTGTAGCTCAGCCTATTAAAATAATAACAAGTCCCGGTAGTGATATAATAGGATTTCAGGTTATTGCTATGAAGTATGTGGATGACCTTGTAACTCCTACTACTTATGCTTATGAGTATTATAAAGTGATTTCTGCTGATGCTACATATCAAGAGATTTCTAGTCCAAGAAGCTTGCATAGCAATAGAGGGTATGAAATCGGTATGGTGTATATGGATGAGTTTAATAGAGCAAGTACTGCTTTGGTTAGTCAAAATAATGTCGAGTATGTTTCATGCTCAGATTCTGATGCAAAAAATTCAATTCAAGTAATAATACCTACAAGTCAGATTGCTCCTGCTTGGGCAAAGAGATACAAGTTTGTAATTAAGCCTGACCAAGAGAATTATGAAACAATATATAGCAGCATATTCTTTTTGAGTCCAACAAGCAATGATGTATATTTTTTACTTGAAGGAGAGAATGCAAGAAAGGTGGAGCAGGGTGATAGGTATGTTGTAAAAAGAGATTCCAACGGTCCCACAAAAAGTTGTATATATGCTACAGTTCTTGAGAAGGAAGCTAAGGTGCAAGGGTTCATAGTCCCTGCAACAGGCGTAACTCCTCCCGGTGGTGTGTATATGAAAATAAACCCAAACTCGTTTTCTGTAACTAATGACCCACTAGCTATAATTGCTCCCGGTACAAAAACTGTTGGTACCTATGACGATGGTATCGGTCCAATCATGCAGTACCCAATGAACATTGAGGATACTGCAGTTCCGGGCACGTATATAGATTACACGGTTCCTGCAGGAAGTAAGATTTCGATAAATATTACAACTCAAAGACTAGGTCCGGGAGATGGCAATAGAAGTTGTGAAAAAAGAATATATACTTGGTCTCAGAACTTTATATCTTCTGCTAATTATAACAATATGTTTGATTGGTTTAATGGGGATAATATTGGTCAATTTGTTAATAATGGAACATCAACTGTAGGTGGCGGAGCAGGACCTGTTGGTAACGTATATTACCCAACCCTTCTTTCAAGTCCACTTTCTATTGGGTATGATTTCAATACGAATATTTGGCAATTTTCTAGAGAATTAAATAATGCACTTAGTCTTAACGTAAGAGCAGTTGAGGCTTGTGGAGGTGCAAACACTGATAAAAGAAAGTCATCAATAATATTAGATATTCAAGTTTTTCGTGCTGAAAATATTTTTGTTTTTGAAACAGAACCTAGTGATGCACTGCCTGATGTTTTCTTTGAGAATGACTTGTCGTTCGCAATAGATATTGATGGAAACCATATGGGTAATGTTCAAGACCAAGATGTAGCAGCAGGGACTCCGGGTATAGTTAATACTGAATTTTTCAATTGCTTTTCTTTTGGCAATGGAGTTGAAAGTTATAAGATTAGAGACTCAATTACAGGTAGGTCATTTAATTTAGGAAACAGAGTTACAACTGTTGCTGCTCAAGACTATAAAGAGACCGATAGATTTGCTGATATTACATATAGTGGTGTTTATAATCCTGAGACCAATCTTAATAAGTTAAATGAATTTAACTCAGGACTACTTAACTATAAGAACCTAGAGTTATCATTTGGAGAGATATATGTATTGGATGGCAGAGAGACTGACGTGCTTGTTTTGCAAGAGGATAAAATATCTTATGTATTAGCAGGTAAGAATCTATTGTCTGATTCAGCCGCAGGAGGAGCGATTACATCAGTACCTGAGGTATTAGGCACACAGATTGCAAGAACAGAGAAGTATGGCATTAGCTTTAATCCTGAAAGTTATGTTCAGTGGGGATACGACAGGTATTTTACTGATGCCAAAAGAGGTGCAGTAATTCAGCTTCAGGGTAACTCATACTCTAATGAGCAATTGAATGTCATATCTGATTTGAACATGAGGACATGGTTTAGAGATACATTCAATGCTTCTTTTGGAACTCAAAAGCTTGGAGGATTTGACCCGTACATGAATGAGTATGTATTGACAACAACAGACAGGGACTTGCCTCAAAACCCATCATGCTTGGCATGTGGTGTATCTCAAGTATTTACACTATCAGGAGACATAACTAAAACCTATTGTGTAGACTTAGGACCACTTATAGGTCAGACAACTGTATCTTGGAACGTGATAAGCATAGACCCCGGAGCGGAGTTTAATGTAATAATAGTATATAATGGAATTACTTATGAATCAGGTCTTATAGATTATAGCGACTTCTTTACTTTCTATAAAGACTTGAATTTTGTAGACATAGCAAATGTATCTATAGTCTATACAGGAAGTGTTGTGTTAGATTTGCTTGTCAATTGTCCTGTAGCTGAAGAAATGACAATAGTAGAGGTCGTATTGACTAGCAACTACCAATCGGGAGAAACTATACATGCTGAGTATAAATACACAAATGGAAGCTTTGTTGGTCCATGGCAGTCAAATTTTGTAACATTTGCAAGTAGTACATCAAGCCCTATTGTATCTTGGTACAATGCCATATCGGGCTATGTAGGGTCAGGTACATTCCCTCCTGCAGGAAGCACTATGAGACTTCAAAGCAATAAGATTGGATTTGATACATTTAATTTTGATCCTGCATACGATAAATTTAGATATTTAAGAAGCAGTACTCTTTATGCTAACAATAGCGTAGATATAACTACGATGATTTCTGCTTCAAGCTTAGCTGCTCCAATATCAGGAGGGGGCAATACTTATCATGCAGATTTTATTGTTCCGCCAACAGGCAATTATCTTTATTTAATTTGGGATTTCAGAAAATCAAATCCACAGTTGTTGTGCTACTCAGAAACATTAGAATCATCTGCTTGCTGTGATTGTGGTCCATGTGATAATGATTGCTATGAAATAACTGTTGAGTCAGGTGCAACTCCTTGTTTTATATATATACCGGGAGGATTATGTGGTACACTTCAGGGTGTTCCATATATACTTAAGGTAAATGCAAATGACTCTTATAAGATATGCATATACAGACCTGCTCGTGATTTGGGATACACTGTTTTATCAGGTAATCCGGTAATAACAATTGGAGGGTGTGGATGTAATGCTTGTAGTTTAGATTGTCATATTTGGTATGTTACATGCGTAAGCGGCTTTTGTACTTTAGGTTACTTAAATTGTAGAGAAGAACCTGTTGATGAAATAATAAATGCAGGCGTTAGTAAAATGGTATGTGCAATTGGCGATATATCATCATTTGATAACGTATTAATTTCAAAAATGCCTTATTGTGGATGTTGTAATAAATTAGGAGATCAGTGTGTAAGTTGGACTTTTTATAATTCAAGTAGCACTGCTAATGTTGATTTTACTTACAAAGATTGCGATGGTAGTATTGTGACTACAACATTAAGTCCATTAGAAGTAGGAAACTATTGCTGTCAGGTTTCATACAAACCATTTGCATCATCAACAGATGGAGTTATAATATTTGATTCATGCACTTGTAGATAATAAATTTAATAAACTATGCCGATACAACAACCGTTCTATATAAATGGACCATCACTTGCCTCAGCTACGGCAGTGTTCCTTGATGCAGCACTTACAATATGTGCGCCTGATGGGTTCTATTCTGACGCATCGGTAGTAAGAGAGCAAGTAGGATGCATTTTACTTCCTGAAAATACTTGCCCTACTTGTTGTAGTGACCCATGCTCAGGATGGACTATTATATCAGGTGCAATAGCAGCTACCATATCATATATAGTATGCGGATCAGGAGTAGAAAGAAATGTAACAATGGACTACCCTGCTACATTAGAAGTTTGTGCAGCTATAGGAACAACTCCATTTTGGGCAAATGGGATAGGAGATATTACAAATACTCAATCTTGCGGATGCTGCGCTGAAGCTTGTGCTTTTTGGAGAGTAAAACCTGCACTCGGCTTCTCAGTAGATGTCGCTTGGACAGGCAGTGATAATACTATTTGTTCTAATGATTTTAATAATGCAACCTTTACTTCAGATGAATTAATTTGTGTTGCTCAAGGTACTACTCCTACTGTTGAAGGAGGTACAGGAAGTATTGAGTTTTACCGTTGCGGATGTGTAAGATAAAATTAAAAAACTATGTCATACTATACATTAACATATAGCGAATCAGTAAAAGGATGGCCTTCTTTTTACTCTTACTACCCTGATTGGATAATAGGGATGAACAACTATCTGTACACATTCAAGGGCGGAGACTTGTATAAGCATAATGTGAACGAGACTAGAAATACATTCTACGAGCAGTGGTGGGCAAAGTTTCCATTCCCTCCTCCACCTCCCGGACCATTTGTCCCAACTAGGTTAGTTGGTGTTATTAATGATGCCATACTTGATAATAAGTTATTCAAGACTATTGTATTACAAGGGGACTCTCAGTGGGATGCTACGTTAGTAACTGACATTCAAAACTCAGGAGGTATTAGTGCGTCATGGTTTGAAAAGAAAGAGCAAACGTATTTTGCCTTTATAAGAAATGGCTCGTCAGGAGAGTTGTCAACTAGGGCAGTTACAGGTATAGGCAGAAGTCTTAGCGTTACAGGTGGAGGCACGGAGGTAAACTTTTCCATATCGCCATTGGTTGCAATAGGTGGCGTAATAAGTATTGGGGATAGCGTTTACTTCGCTATACCGCCTGCTTATGGTACAACATTCTTTGCAGGCATTGTATCTAATATAATACAAAATTATCCGGGTGGTTTAAATAGGATAGTAGTTAATACGGCTGTACCATTAACAGTACCAATATCGAGCCAAACTGCATATTTCTTCTGTGTAAAAAATTCTGTTGCTGAATCACATGGCGTATTAGGGCACTATTGTGTTTTTGACATGTATAACTATTCTGCAAGCAAGATTGAGTTATTCTCAGTAGGATCAGAGGTCATGAAAAGTTTTCCTTAATAATTGATATATTTGTAATCAATATGGCGCTAGATATACGAATACTAAATAGCTCAGATTACGATGAAATCCTAGTAGGTTGGTGGAAGGATTGGGGATGGGACCCTCCTCAAAAAGATTTTCTTCCTAGTGATGGAGCAGGAGGCTGTATAGTATTCGATGAAGAAACTCCGGTATGCGCAGGTTTTATGTATATAACAAACTCTAAAGCAGTTTGGATAGATTGGATTATATCCAATAAGAACTATAGAAAAAAACCTGAAAGAAAAGAGGCTATAAAATTACTTATAGATACCATTACAAATATTAGCAGAAATTTGGGAAACAAATACGCTTATGCTTTAATAAAGCATAGTGGTCTGATAGAATCTTATGAAGAATTGGGATATGTGAAGGGAGATAGTTATACATCTGAAATGATTAAAATTTTATAATATGGCATTAGGAACAACAGCAATAATAGGATTAGCAAGTGTGGCAGTATCTGCCGGAGGAGCAGGAGCTAATTTTATTCAAGCAAGTAAGCAGATGAAATTGCAAAGACAAGCCGAGCAAGACGCAAGTAAAGCATACGAAGAGGCGAAAAGGCAAATCAATGTAAACCCATGGGATGCGCTTGGTATTCCAAAAGAAGCATACGAATTAGAGAAGGAAGCTTTTCTTGCTCAGGGTGCTCAGGGTATTGCAGCAGGTCAAGAGTCAGATAGAGGTGCAGTAGCAACTGTAGGACGTATTCAAATGGCTCAGAATGAGGCTCAGGCAGGTGTTAGAACAGATATGAGTAAAGAGTTGCAAGATATGGCTAAATTAAGCGCAGAAGAGGATACAAATATAAAAGATACTCTTGCAGGATTAAGCCTTAGTCAAGCGCAAGGTTATCAGGCTGCAGCTAAGGAGGCTAAAGAGGCAAGGGCTAAATTAATTCAAGAGGGAACAAAGGGTGTTACGGAGGCTGTAAAAACAGGCGTTGAGACATTTGTTCCTTTATATTTAAAACACAGAGGTAGAGACCCACTTACAGGAGAAAAAATAGGCAAAGCAACGCCCAATCAAATACAGAATGCAGGAAAAGCAATTGGGGCGGCAGGCAGTACCATGTCAGCAGGAGCTGTAGCCGGTTCTGTTGCTAAAGCGCCTACATCTACACTTGATCAGTATAGTAATTACATGTACAATAACAGTGGAGACTACAATTACTTTAATCCATTAAATCAATAATATATGCCAATAGGATACGGATACCAAGCTAGCGGTGAAGAAGGATATGTGAATTGGGCGGAGGCGGCCAAAGGGTTTACCGACATGCTCGCTACGGAGAATAAGAGAAGAGAAGATAAGAAGGCCGCTTATGATGCTGAAGATAGAGAACTTGCTAATAAGTTAGCCAATCCTGAATATGGTCAGTATAAGGATGGCAATGATTTCATTTCCAACTATGTTGATAATATGACTAAGCAAAGACTTATTGATTCAAAATTATTTAAGGCAGGTTATTTAAAAGAGAAAGATTACGTATTAAAAACAAATAATGCTGTAGACGGAACTACTACATTATTCAACCTTCAGAAGAAATATCAGGAGGAATATAAGGGTATGATGGAAGGGGTTAATGAAGGTTCATTGCAAGCTATTAACATTTTTAATATGTCTACGATAGACGGATTTGCTGACTTCTCAAAAACAAGAGCATTTTTAGACCCGAAATCAGGTCAGGTAAAATTGGCTAAATTAAAAATGAATCCTCAAAAAGGTATAATGGAGGTGACAAATGACATCGTTCCTGTAGGTACAGCCATGAGAAATATGTCAACAAGGATAGCGACATTTTATTTAGATAAAAATGCTGAGAGAGATGCCGCTTCATTAGCTCCATTGAAAGTGGATATAGAAAGAGCTGCTACAATAGCAGGAGCAGGTAGTGTTACTGAATATATAAACTCTCCTTCAATGTTTGAGGCTAAATTCCCTGAGGGGAAAAAAGCTGTTGAGGAGTTTAACAAAGCCATAAACAATCACGTAGAAAAATACTTGGCAATCCCATACAATCTAACATCTATTCTTACTCAGAACACAGGTAAGTATGGAGCTGATTCATTTACTACCGATAGAGCACTTGCTGATAAAGATAAAAGTAAGATATTGGTAAAGATAGACCCATCTACAGGATTGAATACTATAGATGATACAGGTTCTCATTATAAAGAGCAAAGAGAAGAGGCCTTTGACTATGCAAGAAACCAAATTGTAAGTAGAATTGATAAGAGTAAAAAGATACAGACATCTACAGGTCAAACATCTCGTAATGAGCCAAGCGCAACAATGTTAGCAAGAACTGATACTAAAACAGATTCTGAAAATTTAGGACAACAATTGGGTAAATATCTTACAGGGGATATAACAACTGCTACAAATGCAAACACATACTTGAAACAGTTTGGAATACAAACTCAAAAAGTAAAGGTTAAGCAGGCTGATGGAACAGAGAAACCAATGATTAGGTTTTATAACAATGAGGGAAAAAGTTTTGATTATGATCCAAAACAAAAAACTGGTGAATTAATTAAATCAGCAGTAGCAGGTATAGGAACTTTAATAAAAGATAAAGAATTGCTTGAAGATAAAGTGCTCAATGCAGCAATAAAAGAAGCAGGAGGTAGGAATGTTACTTTTGATGCAGTAGGGGGAGGATACGAGGGTCCTAAGAATTATGCTAAAGACATAAGCAGCTATGTTTCTTCAAATTTAGATAGTCAGATAATACTTGATAATGCTACAGAAACAGCAGCTAATCTTAATGCGCAATTTGGGGGTCTTGGTTTTACATTTGATTTTGAAGACCCTACTTTTGGAAATACGGACGATATTATTATATACAAGAAAGGACAGGATGCATCAAAAGATAAGGGGGTTAGGTTTTCTGTAGATAACAAATCACAGGTTAAAAAAATATTAGAATGGATAACTCAAAATGCAAATCAAATAGAAGCTGAGACATTTTTTGTGAACAATCCTGATAAACAAGCAAAAAAAGAACCTGCACCAAATCCTGATCAAGCACCATAAAAACAAAAATAATGGACGAGAAATATTTACAAGATTTATACAATTGGATTAAGACTAAAGACACTTCTTATGAAGGTAGGTATTCATTTCAGGATTTTACAAGTAAAATGCAGGATACGAATTATGCCACTAAGATGCATCAATGGATAAGTACAAAGGATAATACTTTTTCGCAAAGACATCCAATAGATAAATTTATTGGAGAAGTTGGAGGCGGTACTCAACAGCCTTCCGTTGAAAAAAAAAATTCAGTCGCTTCGGGTTCGTCTTCGGCAGATGCTTCATCGGCATCATCATCGCAAGAGACTGAGGATGATGGTATCCTATCTAAGATTGGTAATGCTGCACTTAAAGCAGAGGCCGCTACTCTTATGGGAGCAAAAAAAGTAACTGATGCAGTGGGAGGTATAGCTTCAAATATATGGTCTGAAGGTTTCTTAAAACCTGCTGATGACGTATTGAATGCTTTTAAAAACCAATTGAGAGAAACCAATTTTTTTGGAGAAGATATACCTGATACGGATAAACCTGCGAGCGATGCTGTAAAAAAGCAATTAGAGCAATTAAGTAAGAAAAAAGGAGGAGACATGTCTCCTATAGAACCAAGGGCTATACTGACAGGGGTTGGTAATATATCTTCTTTAATAATAAATTCGGTCTTACCTCAAAAAGAAAAAAATAAATTAGTATTAGGTCTTGCAAATGCTTCTTCAAGCATAAAAGACCAAGTTAAAGACATAGAGGATTATCAACAGAAAGTTGCGCCTGAGGGAGTAATGAAGGTGCCTTATGAGATTACTAAGAACATAGCAGGAATGGCGGTTGATTTGGGATTAGCAGCAGCGTCTGAGAACCCTTTGTATGCTGAATCAGCGGCGGCTAAATGGGCAGAAACCACAACTAAAAAAGCAGTTCCCGTTATTGAGAAGTATTCTAAAACAGCAGCTAAAATAACAGAAAAGTATTTGTCTAAGACGACAAAGCTTGTAAAAGAATCAGCTACTTCTCCATTTACTAAAATCATGGCAGTTAAAGGTGCTGTAAAAGGCATGGCTGAGACTGAAGAGGGAGAGAACGTATATGTTAATTCATTGTATGGGGCATTAGAAGGTGCGGCTGAAGGTGCGTATATGCATGTGCTTGGTGTGACTGCAGGTGAGGTTTCTCCTGCTATAGCTAAATTTATATCAAAGACAGGCCTTAATAGTGCTATAGCTACGGCTATATCAAATCCACTTGCCAATGCAGGTGTGTTTACATCAGCTAAGGCATTGAGGGTTGCTGCCACAGAAAGAAGAGCATTGACGACTGAGGAGATGATCATGGAGGCAGGCACTGGCGTTGGATTTAGTTTACTGCATGCCGGGTCAATATATAAGAACCAAAATGAAGCTAACCACTACTATGAGAGCGTACTAAGTGACAATCCTATTAACTCGCTTGGAAGGGTTATAAATGAGACTAAGGCAAACCTTGATGTATCTTATGACCCAAATCTTACTCAAGATGACATACAGGCTATGATGACTGCAAGGGATGCTATAAAAAAAGCTATCCTCAAGGAACCTGACATGCAAAAAAAGAAGACTCTTGGAGATGAGGCTGTTAAGTTGCAAAATAAAATAGATGCTCATAATACAGTTAACGACATTGTTGAGCATAGAGATGCACTTATTGACTTAATAAACAACAATAAGAGTTTTGGCGTAAGCGAGAAGAAGATGATAATTGATAAGATATCGGCTATTGCCGATGCTTATGACAATTCAGAGTTTGGTACAAGAAAAAGAGAACTGAATGCAGAGATAATAAATTTGGATACTGAGCTTAGTGATTTGTCAGAGAAGTTTACAGACTCAAAATTACCTTCAGAAAGAGCGTCTATAAAAGCATTTATTGATGCCAAGAAAACAAGGCTTGGAGAGTTGAATAATGAGCTAACCGAATTAATGACCAATAAACAAAAAGAAGATGCCATTCAAAAGCAAACAACAGATGAAAGCGTGTTACTCGGCCAACAACCCGAATTGGGATTGCAAAAAGTGGGCGAAGGAGACGCCGAATCTAACCTCACTCCCGAACAAAAGCAAGCCATCACTGATGAAGATGCGTACCAACAAGAAAAGTTAGACAATCCTTACGATGAGCAAGATGTGGAAGATGCTAAAAGATACTTTGATAACCCTATTGCTTACCTAGAGGATAAGGTTAAATTTTGGGAAGAAGATGTTAAGGATAATCCAAACGATGAGACAAGTGTAAGTATACTTGATCGAGCCAAAGCTGCACTTGAGGCGCATAAAGCTGCTGAGGCTAAGCCTGAAAGCACAACCATTCAAGCCGGCGGCAGTACTACCGCTACTACAAGTGGTGGTCCTACTGAGGTTACTACCGGTGGCGAAGGAACGGAGACTAAGACAAGTGGATGGATGGATGAATCTAATACAGAAAGAGAATTAAGGTTAGAAGAAGAACGTAAGCTTTCTGATTTAACTGATGAAGTAAATAGAGCAAAAAGAAAAATAGCATCTGCAGATGATACTGATGCTGCCATAGAAGATTTGAACAAAGCTAAAAAAGAAAGAGATGACTTTGAAGAGGCTATTACTAAAAGACAAAAAAAGATTAGTGATAATATAAAATTAAATAATCTTTTAGAAGACGAGCGCATACGTAGAGAAGAAGATGGAGATAGTTATGAATATTCTGACTTATATGATAAAGACCCAAGATTGGCATCTTTAAAAAGAGCAGAGCATATGCTCGATTTCATAAACTCAGATGATTGGCTTGAAACAAGAAGAAAAAGAGAATCAGACGAGGAAGTAAAAGAAAGCAGAGAAGACAGCAATAGGTATTATACTGAAGATATAGAAACTATTAAAAACGATTTAAAAGAAAATCCTCCTAAAGAAAAAGCTAAAAAACAAAAAACTACTAACCCTAAACCCGAAAGCACTACAGTAACTGTTGGTGCAGGCGGCGCTACGGTATCCGAAGGTAAGCCTACCGATGTTACCATGGCTGAAGGTCGTGAGACTAAGACAGGAGTAATGGATGATATTGAACTGCTAATACCTAAGTATAAGGAGTATGTTGATAGAGATTTGCAGAAAGCTAAGGATAAGTACAGAATCAATAAGAGTGAGGCTAATAAGAAAGCGCTTGATAAGGCTAAGGCAGAAGCTGAAGCGTATAAGAAAGATGTTGCTGATTCTAAAGAAGAAGCATTGAAGATATTAACAGAGTCAAATGAATACAAGACCGCTAGTCAAGTTCAGCAAGATGCAATGGTAAAGGAAGTAGTTAGGAAGTTTGGCGAGAGAATAAAGAAGTCTCCAAGTCCTGAAACAATACTTGGTGTTGAGCCGCCTAAAGTTGTTACCATGACAGAGAAGACTGCACTTAAAGAGCAGATAAAGGCATTTGGCAGAGGTGTAAAAGAAGGATTAAAGACTGCCAAGGATTTAATGGAGAGAAGAAAGGTATTTGCAGAAGCCATCAAGCAAATAGAGAAGTCAGGAGCTATTAGCACAAAAAAAGTAGACGCCTTACTCAACAAAATAAGTAAGGTTAATTTAGAGGATGATGCAGCAGTTGAAAAAGTTATTGAGTATGCTGAGAAATTATTTGAAGATGCTGAGTATGATAATAAATTAAATGATGCCAATGGCGTAAGAGCAGCAATAAAAGCACTTGCAAGCAATAAAAAGAAAAATGCAGACCTATCTGTGTTTGCAAAACAATTCTTGAAAATACGTCCATCTGATGTTGAAAATATTGACGAGTACAATGAGATGGCCAAGAAAATAAGAGAGTCATTGGAAGGGTCTAAAATTACAAAGGACAAGAATAATTCCATAAAAATAGCGGACATGATTGACATCGCTAAGATGGGCGATTATGTTGACAAGATGCTTGATGCGCAGTACAAAATTGATAAAGACAAGCTAATAAAATCAGCAAGAGGAATAATGGGCGATGACGCTACGTTCCTTAGTGATGACGAGGTTCTTGAATTAATTAAGACAGGTCAAGTTCAAGGCAACGAGAAGGTAGATGATAGTCTTCTTAAGAAGATAACCGAAAGAGTAAACAAGATATTTGACTCTAGTGCTGCCATGGTTGATGAGATACTTCGCACAGGCAAGGACCCATTAACCGGAGAGGACATTGATTTGTCTGAAGGTAGAAAGAAGATTGTTGAAAGGTTTATGTCTATGGACATGAAAGACCTTAGCGACAAAGAAAAGCTTGGTGTTATTGATGCGCTAAACAATTTCATTCGAAATGGATCAGTTGCAAGCATGGAGACCGTTTATGCCGACTACAAAGCAAAAGACAATTTAGCAAAGGCAATAGAAAACAATGTAGTAGCTAAGAAACTAAAATTATTCTTCAGCAAAAAAACAGGTAGAGCATTTGGTCAGCAGATATCAACGCTACCTAATTTAACAGAGCAGATGTTCCGTGGTGTAGCGGCATCAGAAGAGTTTAAAAGACTGTCGGGCATTACTGAGTTAGTAAACAAAAAGGCTTCCGTACAAAGAACAATGAATGTGCTTACTGATTCATTCATTAAAGAGTTCTACAAACAAAAAGCAAATGGCAAGGCATTTGATACGGCTGAGAATGTAGCCGAGAGAGGCATTATTGCAGCCATGAAAAGAGACGTACCCGGAACTCCAGAGCAGCAGAAGGCTGAGTTTGTAAGAAAGAAAAAGTTAGCAGAAAAGAGTATAGAGCTTTTGAGAGATGGAACAGAGCAGGAGCGTAAATTAGCTGATGTATATCAGAAGGCATACGACAAAGTCTTGAAAGATTCTAATACAGTTGATGAGGTATTAAAAAAATCAGACGATAAAAACATTGAGGCTGTTGATTGGTGGATTGATAAGTGGTCTGATATATACGACCAATTGGCTGATGTGTCTGAGAGTATCTACAATAAAAAGTTAGACAGAGATTTGAACTACACTAACTTTAAGTTCTCCTTACTTTCAGGAGGCGAGAAAACCATTGAGCCATCTTCAAGAGAGTCAATATTCCATAATAGCAATAACGACATATTTGGCAAGGGTGTATACAAAAAGAAGGCAGGCGTACTTGAGAAGTCAACAAGGCCTGAAGCTGATGGTATGGAAGATAGATACTTTGACTTGTCTTTTGACAGGAACATGATTAATGCATATCAGGATGCTTTGATGGACATTAATACTGCAGGAACAGTAAGACAAATAGAGTCGTTCTTTTCTTCTAAAGCCATAAAGAAAATAATACCTAATAAAGAAGACCGTGATTTGTTATTTAGAAATAGCGGAAAGGAAGGAGTTATTCCTGACTTGATAAGAACCACAAGGCAAAGACAAGTTGTTCAGACAGATGAGTTGACAAGTGTTCTTAGAAAACTTAGCAATCTCGGTACAGCAGGTGCAGCTACTGCATTGGCAGGTATAACTCAGCCTATTAAGCAAACTATTCCTGTTGCTATAAATACACTTCTCAATGCCGGAAGGATGCCTGATTTTCGTTATTTTATGAACAAAGACAAGGTAGACTTTATTAATAATTCACAAAGAGCAATTGCTATCAGGGGTGGCAAGTCTAGAGTTAATGTTGATTCCATAAATAAATTAGCTGAGGCTGCTGATACATCAAATGCATCAAAAATAATTGATTTTTTAGGTAAGGCAAATGAGATAGCGTTAAAAACATTTATTGAAAGGCCTGACGTATGGATAGCAAAAGCTTCTTGGATTACTTATTATGAAAAAGGATTAAAGAAGCAAGGTATAGACCCATCAAAGTTTGATTATGGAAAAGATAAGATAAATGAAGAGGCCGCGGATTACGCTCAAGATATGGTTGATAGACAACAGAACATATCAGATGCCGACTTGCAAGGTAAACTTATGAATACCAAAGACCCATTGAAAAATGTAATGGTAAAAACGGTGATGCCATTTGCAAGCTTTAGAATGAATCAGACAATGAGAATGTATAGCGACTTGAAAACTACTTTTTCAAAAAAGGGTGAAGCTACAAAAGAAGACAGGGCAACCGCAAGAAGGTCACTTGCAGGTTATGCCGTAGAAATGGCTACGTTTAAGTATTTGCAATATGTTATTGCTTCTACGTTAGCAAATGTCGCAGTTAAAGCAATGGGTATAAATGAGACAGATGATGATAAAAAGAAAAGAGAAGAGATATTAAAAAGGTCTCAAACTACAGGCATGGTTACTGATGTACTTTCTCCATTGCCTATGTTGGATGTTCCGGTAGCTGTAGCTACTGATAAGGTAATGAGTTATTTTCAAGATTTAGAGAACATAGATGACGAGGATAAGTTTCATCTCATGACGAGTATTAAGAAAAATGGAGCAAAGTCTTTGGGTTTATATGGTATAGCTATTGATAAAGCCGATCAAATAATTGAGGCGTTTGAAATATCTACAACCGGTAAGTATATAGATGAGTACGGAAGAGAAAAATATGTGTCAAATAAAACCGCTAGTGCGTTAGGAGATGTTGCATTATTATCTACAGGTAGTTCTCTTATTGGCTTTCCTGCGGAGATGAACGCTATTCTTAGAAACTCACTTAGATTAGCAAAGAAAAATAGTAGCACAAAAGAGGGTGGTAAAGAAGCTTCTGTTCGTCAATCATCAGAAAAAAAAGCAGAGGTTTTTAAAAAGAAAGAAGCTAAAATGAAAGAAGAGGTAGAGGCGCTTAGAAGAATGTTAAATGATGAAACAGATGCTACTAAAATAAAAGAAATAAGAGTGATGATAAGAGAGGCAAAGGAGGCCCCTTATAAAAGAACCGAACAAAATGAAGAAGAGAAACTAACAAGAAAGGAAGAGAAAGAAAAGTTAGAAGAACAGCTTCAAGGATACGATAGCAAATCTGATATGAAGAGATACGATCCTGACCTATATGATAAAACATTTGGAGAAGAAGACGATGCAGAAAAGGAAGTCAAATCTGATTTAAGAAAAGAAAAAAGGCAGATGAAAGATGAAGAGTATAATTATCATAAAAGTAAAAAAAGAGCAAAGAATAAAGACGGAACTTATAAATCAAGTTACCTAAAAATTAAGTTAAGAGGATACTAAGTAAACCTAATGTACTTAAATTCTTTTTGTTTGCTATAATAAACAATGAGCTCAGAGTCGGAAATGATTTCCCCTCTGAGCTCGTTTGCTTTGGCATATATTATCCCATCATCACAACACCATATAATGAGAGGGGTTATTCTTTTATCAAATAGCTTTACAAGTTTCTTTGCCGGTATAGGAAGAGGATATGATGTGACCATTGTTCTTGCCCTGCTAACAACCTCAGCATAAGCAATCAGCTTGTTATCTTTATCAAAGACTTTATAGTCTACATCTTGGGGGTCAAGCTTTTGGTAGGAACCGCTGAACATATTTACAAACAATTCTATTGCTTTTTTTTCTCTTCTTAGGTCTTCAGGCGTATCAAAAGTCATCATCTTCTAATGCTTTTAAAATAAATTTGATTTCAGTTATAATTAGTTTAGCGTCTTTATTTACGGAGTTAAAATCTCTATCTACTAAATTCTCATAGATGTTAGATAGGGTTATGTGACAATGATGAATCCTTAGGTGTATCCTATAGGCCCTATCATTATCAAGATTTTTATTTTGCTCCATACTTTACTCGTTAAACATTTCATTGATTTTCTTTTTGATTTGATTCTCCTTACCCACAGGAGTACGGTTTTCGATTAAATTTATAATATCACTAAGCCTATCGTATTTCTTTTCTATCTTTTTGATTTCCTCGTATTGAAACACTAAGTCATCAATTTGGTTCCTTAAAGATAACACTTCTCTAACTAAGTCTCTGTCAGTGTGTAACACCAATGGTTCTCTATTCTCTAGGAACTTATTACGGCAGTTTATATAGATGTCCATAATCTTCCTATCCGTCTTTATCAGGTTAGATGCCTGAATAATATAGTGCATTATAGTAGAGTGGTCTTTATATAGGTAGTTGCCTATTGACTTAAACGTATGTCCTCTCTCTCTAATTATCTTTGAGAAAATCATACGACAATCTACCACATCTCTTCTTCTATTTTTAGATAATAAATTTGTTGAAAATGCTCCTTCAACAATGCTTTTAAGCAAATCCATATCCGATAGTATTGTTTGTTCGTCTTGCGTTTTCATCCTTTGTGTATTTCTGTTTTGATTTGATATGATTCGAGTTCTTTGATTCTAAATTCCTGTAGTTTACTGAGTCTTCCATTAGGTCCTTTTACTTCAACGAATAATACATCTGAGCCGGGAGGAATGGCTATAAGGTCAGGTATTCCATTCTTATTGGTACTGATAAGCTTAATAACATAATACCCCTCAGCTTCTAACTCCTTTATTTTCTTCGACTGTATTTGTTGCTCTCTCATTCTTTCCTTGTGTTATGCACTCATCTATACATTCATCTAGTGCCTTGTTGTAATAGGTTTCCCACAAAAACACAGGATTTTCTATTTTCTTTTCTCTTATGTTTCTGAGGATTTGCTTTACTTCTTGTGTCATTTTTTGGTAGATTTTCCGTTCTGACCATTTCTTGCTCTGTTGTTTCTAGCACTTTCTGATATAAGCTTACCAACTTTAGTATGGCTCATATCCTTACCGTCTCCGTTACCATAAGTCCCTGCCTGTCTGTTGGCTTTATTAAGTTCTACCCTGTACTTCTTTCTTTCATCAGTGGCAGCATACTTTTTATCGTATGCTATCTTCTTTTTTCTTCTCTCAGGAGACATATTTAGTTTGTCATATGATGGGTGCTTCCCTGCTAATCCGTTTCTTTTATTTTCCATTTTTATCGTCTTTAGAGTAAATAATAATAGTATAAATGTATCCAATACATGCAACTAAAAACATAGTCGCAGGTATTATTAAAAATTCTAGCATAGTGTTTTTTTGAAATGATTAATTGTAAAGTCTTTCTTTTTTGTAACAGCTTTATATATATCGTGCTCTATTCCTCCTTTGCTAAATATCCAATACACTTTATTACACAATCTGTCTTTTGTTGTCATCCTATCCTTTGACTGCCAATAACTTGTCGCACTAAAATCAATATTGTAATATACCAAATAATCAGCGGCCTTTAGCGATATGCCTTCCCTACCTGAAACTATTTGTAAAGCTATGATTTTATTTGTTTCGTTAAATTCATCAAGATTTGTTGTGATATTATCTCCGAACACCTGCTGAAGCGCGTTGAGTTCTTCCTTAAACTTATAGAAGATTCCAATCTTAAATCCATCAAAGTGCTCCTTGATAAACTCAGCCTTAGTCAGGTCAAGTATCATTGAGTTACCGCTCTCAAACTTTATAGTTCCTGAACACAACTGATGTACCTTCATCATAAGTTTAACAGGCGTGTCGGCGAGTATCACATCATCCTTTCCTTCCACAATCAAGTCACGCTTAAGCTTCTTGATTATATTATAAGTCGATGGCTTCATAACAACCTCAAGCACCTCTTCTATAGTCTCAGTCATAAACCCGGCCTCTTGCTGTGTGTAGTTGATGGTATATGGTCTCATCTTATCAAGTATCGTCTCATACGCATCAGTGTAGTTACGTATCATAAGCCCATTCACTTTCTTTTCCTTAACCTTAACATACTTATCGCAAAATCGATAGAAGTTAGGAAACTCAGCAAAAGGATTTCCCGGTATGGCGTATACCTGATGGTACATCTGAGAGTAAGACTCAGGCGTTGGTGTTCCTGATAGGAGTATTACTTTTGGTCTTAGCTTTCTTATAAGGTCTCTAACCATAGTTGACCTTTTGTTAGGTTTAGGAAATGCTCCGCAATTATGAACAAGAATATTTTCTGCTAAGTAATTATGATTATCTTCTACTTCTACATCATAGACAATACCATCTTCACACAACTCGTTAATTCTTTCTGTATCTGAAAGTTTGATAATCTCAATACTTTCCACCCTTTCAAACTTAATAGTTTTTCTTTTCGACTGTCGCATTCTTTTATTTTTTTTGAGTTATGACTACTTCCATCTATTTCTATTGCTATCTTATAAAATCTACTTGCTATATCTATTTTATAATGATATGGAGAATTAAAATCTTTTGTGTATGGAGATGTCTTTTCTATTAATTCCATTACAAACGAGTTATCTATTTTAGATAATTCATTATACATTGACAATTGATGAATTGTAGCCACCCTTCCATTCCCTCCTTGAATTTTAGGTTTATGATTTATTTTTTTTAATGTATTAGATACTTTTATTCTTGTGTCTTTACTAGACATTGGGTTATTACTTGTCATTCTTTTAGAAGACAACTCATTTGTGCATTTTTTAGAACACGTAAAAATTTTATGCTCCTTTGTATTCTTAAATAACAGACTACAATTTTTACATTTAAAAGTTTTTGCTTTATCATACAGTTCTTTAGTCTTATAATTCATGATCATCATAGAGCAACTTTTGCTGCAAGAGTTGCCTTTTGTTTTACCTCTTAAAAATTCATATATCTGATTATGGCTTAGTTTATTATTACACCACCTGCAAATCATCTGAGGGTAAGATGTCTTTTGCTTTAACCCATCCTCTTTTGGTATATATTTCGTGACTTTCGGTACATACGATTTCTTTTCCATTACATTTTATTTTAACTAAGTTTTCGTCTAATTTGTTTTTAAAAACATTTACAACTTTCTTTTTTTCATATCTGTTTTCTTCAAAGTTAAAACTATTTAGGTAATAGCCCAATTTTATGTCCTTTATTTTTATTCCATCAATTAGGGTGTTTCCCAAAAAACAACAGTGAGCTTCATCCAAAATAATTAAATCCCATTTGCTATCGTTTTGTACCGTGTGCAAGCTTTCGTAATTGATGATAGTTATATCGCAGTCAGGACTGAGCGCTTTGTAGTCGGCAGCAATAGATGTAACTGCTTTCTTCTTTGTGATAAATAAAACAACCTTTGCGTTTATTTCGTTTGCGATTCCTAAACTCGTAAGCGTCTTGCCTGTACGTACTTCCATGGCTAAGTACAAGAAGCCATGCTTCTGTATTATCTCAACGCCTCTCTTTATGATGTCACGCTGATAATCTCTAAAGTCAAAATCGTTCTTTGCATAATGAGAAAGGCTATTATTAATCTTCTCAACAATAGCCTTATCTTCTTTGTACTTAGGTATCTGAATTGTCTGAACGGTTTTACCTCTGCCTATCTTAGCTTCTTTTGATTTTGACATAACTGATTTTAATATTTCGCAGTGCTTCAGCATATCTGTATTGCTGTATCCTAATCTCCTTTCTATTATTTCCATTACTTTCTAATTCTTTTGTTACATACTCCGCACCTCATTCTGCGTGCGTATTCTTTTATGTTTGGGTAATCGCAGTCGCACTCGCTTCCTTTTAGACAACCATTATCGTTGTAGTTCTGCTCTATATAACTTACAAGGTCTGAACATATCTCATACATGTCATGGTCTTGAAAGTATATAATCATCATTTGTATGTCATTGAGTTCAGGTTCTGCATCAGGTATGTGTGCGAATACTCCTATGCCTGATTGCACTACTGTATCTATTGATACTTTATCCATAATCAAATTGTATGAGTTCATCATTCCAACATGCATTGTTTGTTGTTTATTCATAATCTAATTGTTTTTGATATTCAGAATCTTGTTTCTTTCTTATTATTATCCAACGGCCTGCTTGGTCTCTACCTTCCTCCGGCATCACGCCTTCCTTATAGATTGCATAAGACACTAACCATTTGTAGAAACGTGTTCTGCTTATAGTCATCTTAGCCTTCGGTCCGTAGTCAGGATACTCGTCTATAAAGTTATAGTATAAGTCGTTCTTGTATAACCGTATGCCTGAGTCAAGCGACATACTTCTGTCCTGACCATGAACAAGTCCGCACCATTCGATAAACTCGTGGCAGCTCTCTGCTGATAGTTGTCTTATCTTTAAGTTGACAAACTTTGACTTGACAAGTCCTGTCTTCAGGTAATCTTTTAAGCATCCAATCATGTAGTTGTCAAACTCACACCAATCGTCATCGTTCCAATCGCCAAACATCAGCTTACCAAATTCATCAAGTGGCGTAAAAGCCTTTGAGTAAAACTGATGTAACTCTAACTCCCACTTACGTCTTGCGAATGAATTGCCAGCACCTTTGATAGCGTAGTTAGTTGTTATAGCTATCTTAGGCGACCTACTGAATGGTATCTTAATAGCGTCCTTGTTCTTCTTCTCTAGCGTCAATCCTTCTGTAACGACACTGAATAGTCGCTCGAAGTCAAAATGTTTCTTCACGTCATCAAAGCAAAGTATCTGCGTATCTGCTGACACCAACTGATAAGCGAAGCTTCTCTCAAAGGCAAACGATTTGCCATCTATAACCACGAGCTTCTTCATCTTGCTTAGTGCGTTCATAATTAAACCCTTGCCTGTACCTCCCTCAGGATTGTCGCTGATTACTTCGTCATTTAGGATTACCGCAGGACAGAACGATAGGTTCTTGTATCCGTGCATAAGGAATCCCATTGTGCTCTCCATAGACTTGACTCTGTTCTGATCTCCGCCATTGATGTTGCTGATAAACTTCTTGAAGTCACATCTGCTAGTCACGCTGCATAGGTTAAAGTTCCTGTCAATAACATGGTCTTTCCATACGTAACCACCAAGGTCAAGGTAGTCTATTGGTATAATCTCATCCTTAGTAACCTTAATGCCACAATTCTTGTAGTACAGGTACGAAACGTCCTTATTGTCCTCGATGAAGTATATGTCAATGGTTGATAGCATAGACAAAAACTCCTCCTTAAAGAACCGGGTGTTGTCAGCAAAGTAATTGTATATGCTGATGTCGTCAATCTCTAACAAGTGAGTAAGTACGTAGTCCTTTATCTCTTTCTCTGAGGTATGGTCTATCAGGTTGTTCGTTACCTTAACAAAGATGTAGTTCTTGCCACCCTCCGGGCAATACTTGTAGAACCCTGAGTCCTCCAAGAACTGCTTGAATAGTATGTGTACTATCTTGATAACTCCCTTATCGTTCTTTGTCCAAAATGTTTGCTTTGCGTTCTCTTCCTCAATCTTATTAAGGACTGCGTCTATTATATCGCTATCCAAGTTGGAGTCTTGCATTTGGAAGCGAATCTCTTTTTTTGATACACCACGTCTAATCTTTCCCTTTATCTGATTGATACGCTCCTCATCCTCGTAGTACTTAGTTCCGAAGTTTGAGGTATTCTTGTATGCCGAGTCAATCGTAATGGCTATCTCCCTGATAGGGAAGTCGCTAGTAGCATACTGATTCAGCACGTAGGACGCAAGGCTTTTGTTAATACCGAAGTCATTAAATGCCATAGCTAAAACGTAGGCGTTGTGGTTACGTTGCCCCTCATGCATTGGGTACTTAGTTGTCCACCACTTAACAAGTATCTCTACTATCTTATTCTCATCCGTGATTGGTATAGTAGGGGAGTCTTTAACCTTGCTTACCTCGTTGTATTCCGGTTCCTCTATGAGGTCCCAAATGGACGAGTTCTCGTTTACGTGTATTAGAGGGTCATAGGACTCATAACACACTCGACTAAGGTTCTTACTCGTTTTGTCAAAGAAAGGCGAATTAAAGTGCCTTTCTAGCGAATTGAAGTAGTTTGTATGATTCTCAGGGTCGGCAGGTATCTTTACGAGCACCTTTAAGCCATCTCCTGAGGGTGATATGAATACTGAGTAGACGTACTTGCTTCTTGATAAGTTCTCCTTATCCTGCAGTAGGGTCTTCTGCTTGTCGTATCCATCAAAGTCCAAGCATAATAGTCCGCTGTGCTCTATGAGTGCATTGTCAGCCCTCTTATTAAACGTACCGCTGAAGCATATAGCCGGCAGTAGCTTCTTCATCTCATTCCTATCTGACTTGCTCTTCTCTAGTCTAATCTTCTTTATGAGTTCCTTTGTCGCTCCATCCTTAATCCTTTCAAGGATTGCCTGAACAGGCCTGAAGAAGGGAGTATCAGTGTCTCTGATGTTTTTAAATATAGTTATGTCATGTAATGCCATGTTATACCGTTTTTATGTTTGATTAATTTTTGTAACTAATTGATTACTATTACTAATGTCTTTTATGTCGATTTTAAATTCAAAACGTAATTAATAAAAAAGAAAAGAGTATATAAATATATATAGAAAGAGTAGGGGGTCTTTATTTATCATTATTGGCATAGTAAAGTGGTAAAAAAAGGGGAGACTAGCTCCCCATTTTTAGGCTTCGGTAATAGGTTAGAACGGCAACTTATCGTCATCATCAGACTCAATAGCCTCTTTTACTTTTGGTCTTGATGATTTTTTACTAACGCTACTGCTGCTGTCTGAATCCTTACCTGCTGAACCTTTGGGTTCAAACGTATCCAACTCAACGTAATGATTCCCACTACGTGCTGTTTTAATACTTAGGTTAATCCATCCTTTCTTGTCATGCTCACGCATAAAAGCGATAGCGTCATCTACTTTCATTGAAAGTCTTCCAACTACAAAGTCGGGTGCGTTTTCATTTCTTTTGAAACTGAATCCGTCTGCAAAGATTTTTTCGTCTTGTGCCATTTTTTTTAATTTTTAAATTTGCCTCAGTCTATTTATCTTATCAGTACACCCCTGAGGCTAAGTAAACTGACAAGCATTTTAATCTAGTGTTTCGTCAATATAGTAGTTAGCGATATCGTCATGTGAATCATCGCTAAAGAACTTGTTATATACTTCAATAGCTTTTGCAACCTTCACCTCACCACCTTTAATGAAATTTTCTGTAGGTCTGAATATCCCGAGTTGACCGGTACCTTTGTCGATAACGTAGAAAGCCAACGGACGTCCAAATAACTGCTGATAGATGTAACACTGAGAGTCATAGTTATATGACTTTGCTGACCATTTGAATTTGTGTACATCACTTGTTGTTTTTAAGTCTATGATAAAATCATTCCCTACTATGTCAGCTTTACCTTTCCAATTCATACCATGAATAACTCCAATGGAAGGCACCTCAAATTCGTTTCCCGGAGCGTAAATATCGTCATAAAATTGAATATTGCCTCTAATTATTGAGACAAGTTTTTTAATTTCATCTTGCTCCTTCTTTAACATACAAAAAGCTATGTTATTGTCCTCACAATAGTTCTTGTATTCTTTCGTTGTGCGTGTACTTACGTCCACAACATGAGCAACATCAGCCTTTTCAGGCTCAAGAAGAAGCTGATGAAAATAACGTCCATCAGCAAAATTCTTGTTGTCTTCTCTTGGTTTTCCAAAGTCCTTAGGATTGTTAAGCAGGATTCCGATGTCAGAATTGGATAGGTAATTCTTTCCAATGCCTGAATAATATTCTTTGTCGTCTTTTAATTTTTCTATGAGTTCACTTTGTAGTGTATCAAAAATCATATTTTCCATGGATTAAGATTTATCGGTTAAAGATGATAGTTCCTTTACTACTGCAGGACTAAGTGCGTACTTCCTTGACAACTGCTGCTTGATTTTCTCAAAGCCTAACTCCTTGTTAGTCTCAACATACTTAACTACGTTGTCCCAATTCTCTGATCCCTTGCTTAGCGTAATTAACTTAACTGCCTTATCAGTCTTGTCTGCCTTTGCAGGTGCGTCAGTAGTCAACTCAGGTACATCTTCGCCTGTCCATAGGCTTAGTCCAAGACCATGCATAGCGATAGCCTTAGCTGTGCTACGCTGTATAGCCTTGTTAACGTCCATTGATGTTATCTTCTCAATAGGTATGGCATTGTTTCTGAAGTCCATAATAGGTAGGTAATCTACGTGCTCTAAGTCGCCGATAACTATACCTACCTTTACCCAAGCAGTCCTACCATCAGTAAAGTAATTGAATCCGGTGTGGTCATGCTCATACACCCTACGCTGTGCGTCAGGGTAATTAGCCTTTAGCGTTCCCCAAGCGTTTGCCCAAGACAGGTAATCAAGATTACCCTTACGCTCAATTTTGTCCTTTACGCTAATGGACGAAAGCGTTTGAAAGATTGAATTTTTGTCTGCCATGTTGTTTGATTTGATTTGATTATTATTTAATAGTGATTCTCTTGTCTATCTTAGATATCAACGATAGGTAGTCAGGGTCTTTATCAACCTTTTGCTTTGCTATCTTAATACCATAAGTAATTGGGAAGAAGCCAACCTTGTAGCCGTTGTCCTCCATGTACTTCTTGATGTACGATACGGCAATCATCCTTTTGTTACACAGATAGTATAACAAGTGACGTGCTTCTGATATCGTTCTTGTCTTGTTCTTTGAGAACAAATCCTCCTTATCTATGCCTGACATGTCGGCTATAGTAGAGGCATACTGATTGAAGATGTCTGATTTCATTTGATTTGATTTGTTTCCACAAAGATAGTGGAATTGTTTATAAATACAGCAATTTAATTTATATTATTTTTATAATTCCCATTGTCGCTGTTGATACACATATGGTTGTTTGATGCTGTTATTGTTATCGTGCCGGTGCTAATGAAAGCCTCTAAGTTATTGATGAGGTCTTGATTAGGCTTGGGCATTTTCTTCTCGTCTTGTATTATTTTTTCTATCGTTATCATTGTCTTTGTTTTAATTGTTCTATATAATTAAATAGGCGAAGTTAATTGCGTGAATATATGAGTTATGCACAATACTACTTTTCATCTTCTTTTGAAGTTTCGTGAGAAAAAGAATTTAAAAAATCTTCCACCCTTTTTAAAGAATGTTTATAAAATTCATCATCTTTTTCAATCATAATATAATCTCGTTTAGTTTCTATACAAGCGATAGCAGTTGTTGAATAACCTGCGGTATAATCTAAAACTAAATCTCCTTCATTTGAACTATGTAGTATTATGTTTTTTATTAAATCCAACGGTTTTTGTGTTGGGTGTATTGTTTTTTCGGTTATTTCGTAATTCCAAACCGAATGATGTAATTTTTGGTTATTAAAAGTATGAACCAAATCATCCATTGTTAATCCAAGATATTTTGTTATTGGTTTAATTGTTTCATTTGTTGGAAAATACTTTCCACTTTCAATATTTGAAAACCAACCTGTAAAATTATCATTTTTAGATTTTATTTCCTTTGAAATATCAGTTTGTTTTAATGCTCGTTTTTCTCTTTCGGTTTTAATTTTCCAACTATTTTCAAATGTATAATACATAATATACTCACACATTTTATAATAGTTTTTTGTTCTTTCTTCCATTACATAACCATCTAAATAAGATTTCTTTTTACCACCATCAAATCTTTTATTCCAATTTATAAATTGTCTGTATTTAAAATTGGTATTTTTTTTAATCCATTGTTGTATTTCACACAATGTTTCAAAATCGTTGTGAAACCAATAAAAAGAACCATTATCTTTTAATATTCTCTCTACTTCTTTAAACCCCATTCCAACCCATTTAATATATTCATCAATAGTATTCCACTTATCCCATTCTAAATCACTTTTATATGCTTTACCAATATTATAAGGTAAATCTACCACGACTAATGATATACTCTTATCAGATATTTGTTTCATTACTTCCAAACAATCACCGTGATATATTTTATTTTTTTCAAAAATATTTTGTCCAACGCTCATTTTTTAAATTTTTTTTAGTTCTTTGTATTAAAGTTTGTGTTAAATAAACCGTACTGTGCATAACACGGGTTTGGCAAAAGTGGGCAGACACATTCTGCTAACTTTAAGCATCCTACAAGCCCACCTTCGCCAAGCCCGAAAACGTTATAAGCAAGCTGCTACGTTCCTGCTGCGAATGAAAGTTCCCCATTGTTCAGCCATAGCCTTTGCAATTCCTGGATATGTTTTGCTTCTGAGTTTTGCCCTATCTTTTGTTTTTGGCAATAGGTGCAATCTTTGCACTCTACCTTCAACTATGTTTGTTGGTATCAATTTCGGCAATCCTTTCAGCCATAAACAAGTTGCTTTCGTTTCTCCGTGTCCAAACATCCAGGGTTGCAATACTTGGTCAGGCTTTCTAAATTCGCTACTCATTACGCCAATCGGGTTTTCGATAGCAACATTTGGTATTTCACAATTGTAAAGCCTCATAAAAAAATCAATTGCTTCAATTCTTGCATCCCTTCTTTCCTCTCCTACTAATGTTCCGCTTTTGCGTGGTGGTTGGTCTTTATACCATTTGTTCGCACTTATCGTTAAATATGTGCAAGTCGGGAAAAATATCGCCATATCCCATCCTAATTTTATCGCTTCAAAAACATCCATTTGCAAATGCCATTCAGGTTTTCCGCCTGAACATTCCTGCAAGTCGCAACTAAACGCTTCAAATCCTAATTCTCTTAGGGCTTTAGTTACTTCCTGGCTTTCCTCACATCCTACTAATATTTTCATTTCAATTTAAGATTTTCGTTTAATTAACCGCAGCCAGCTTATAACACGGGTTTGGCAAAAGTGGGCAGACACATCCTGCTAAAATTGAGCATCCTACAAGCCCACCTTCGCCAAGCCCGATACCGTTAGTGGCAAGGCTAATCGACATCAACAAAAGTTTGGTTATAATAATTTTCTTCCGTTATATTTACTCCGTCAAAGTAATCTGCTCCAAATATATCTCCTTGAGTAAAAGCTGTCATAATTTGTTGCCTTTCCATTTCTTTTGCTTGTTCAAATATGTTAGGTTGTAATATTGTACTTCTACTTTTTATTTCTGCCATTAATTTTAAATAATACTTTGAAGTTTTTATTTCTTCTACTAACCATTCTATTGATGTCATAATTAATCTTTTTTAGGTTGTTAACTGAATATGCATTCTCCCATTACAAGAAACTGAAACACTACATCGCTTGTTGCTGCGTCGCCGGTTCCATTTAGTTCTTGCTCTAATGCGTATGAATAATCTTTATTGTTAACCAATGATTGTAGCCTGTCCTTAATAGTATTATGATTAAGTTCTCCAAGAAGATCAGACTCGTCCTCAGTCATGGAATCATTGTCATGTATCTGAACGACAACTCCGTGGTCCATGACCGCCTTAAATACTGCGGTGCTAAGTGGTGGTTCTTCTT